ACTATGATTTCAATAATGATATCATAAAGGGAGTACTTCCCAATAACTGGTATTTAGACCATTGTACATTATTACATAGGTCTCAAAGAACAAGCAACTTCCTATTGGAAGATACTCTTGGTACTACATTAGTATTGCATGGTAACTTAAATCAGCCTTTAGAGATTAATGGTATTGGTGTATCAGATAAAGCTATGGCATTCAGATGTAATATACCAGAGAATCTATGTGCTAACAAGATTCCACACATAACTATATGTACATTCAATGGTGGTAAGCCAGTAGATAGTAATAATATTACCGAGTGGAAGGATATTGAACCAATTATTATTGAAACTAAACTTGAGAAGAGATAATAAATGTTGAACTAAAAAAAAAACATGACTCAGTTTGTATTTGAATTTATCCTTGTGGGATTAGTAGGAGGATTATTAGGAATCTTCTACAGAAATTGTTTAAAGGTGGAAGATATGATATTCCACTGGTGGTATGTAATACTCAAGAAAGATGAAGACTACATTTGATTATGGCAATGATTATTTGCCTGAGATTTGGTATTAAGTGATAAAAAGAATGTTAAAGGTGGAAATATATTTGCATATATGAAACCTTTGACATATCTTTGCAGAGTGAAAAATAAACAAGATTAAATTTTAGTGTATGTGTTCTAAATTAAATCCAAACATTAAGCCAACTTCAAAGTTGGATACAGAAAGACTGGCTGGAGGTTCAGGTGCATTGGCAGCTAAACAGAGTAATGTATCATTATTGAGAAGAGCAGTGTTAGCTAATCTTCTTTGGGAAGATGTTGCATATATGGATGGTCTTAAAGTGGCAGAAGAAATCAAGAGGCTAATACCTTTGTGTCCTGCCATTGATGTGTATAATATTGCTCTTGAAGCAAGATTAATGCAGAAGCTGAGACACACACCACTGTTTATAGCAGTGGAAATGTGCAAATATCCTGAACATAAGTTATTTGTAGCTGACTTGTTGCCTAAGATTATTACAAGGGCTGACATGCTTACAGATTTCTTGGCATTATATTGGAAGGATGGTAAAAAGCCTATCTGTAACCAAGCTAAGAAAGGGTTAAGGGCTGCCTTTCATAACTTCAATGAATATAAGCTGGCTAAATATGACAGGAATGCAGCCATTAAGCTGAGAGATGTTATGTTCTTATGCAGACCTAAGCCAAACAATGATTATGAAACCAAGTTATTCAAGAAAGTAGCTGACAGAACTCTCACACCACCTGAAACATGGGAAGTGTTATTGTCTGCTGGTGAAGATAGGAAAGAGACTTGGACTAAATTAATCTTTGAGAATAAGATTGGTGGTCTGGCTATGTTGAGAAACATAAATAACATGAAGAAGGCTGATGTTGATAGGAGAGTTATTGTTGAGGGATTGACAAGACTTAAATCATCAATGTTATTGCCTCTTGACTTCTTGAAAGCTGAAAGAATGAATCCTGAATTTAGTAGGGATATTGAAGATGCTATGTTGGAATCATATAAGAATCTACCTAAACTTCCAGGTAAAACCCTGTTTATAGTAGATGTCAGTGGTTCTATGGGTAGTCTTACTTCTGGTGGGTCACAATTCAACAGAATGGACCAAGCATGTGCAATGGCTATGTTAGCCATTAATCAGTGTGAAGACTATGAATTAGTAGCAACTGCTGGTGATGATTCTTCAAGAAAGCAAGCATCTGAACATATCAAATATCCTCAAAAGGGATTTGGTGTATTCGAGCAAATCATGTACACAAGACATAATATTGGAGGTGGAGGTATATTCACCAAACAATGTTTAGACTGGTGTAAAGCTAAGTTTAAAAATGTCCACTTTGATAGAATCATCATTTTCTCAGATTCACAGGATATAGACCATATGTATAATAGTTCTATCCTTCCTGAGCCTTTTGGTACTTACAATTACATTTGTGATGTGTCAGCCAATACAAAGGGAGTGAATTATAGAGGTAGATGGACTGCTGAGATTTCAGGTTGGTCAGAACATTTCCTAACTTATATTGCAGCTTTAGAAGGCTTGCAGAATAAGTTTGAGGAACAGTAAATATAATGTTGTATAGTGTATAATAGACTTACTTCAAGCTAATATGGATATAGTTTACCAAACAATAGTCTGTTAGTTGTTCTTACAACATTAACTCACAATGCCATTAGTGTATTACAGATTTACATCAATAAACTTTCAATTTATCTCGATTTATACAATCTGTTAAATGTTCTATGGCATTTTCTTATAAGGACATCATTAGTGAAGCACAGAGTTACTTCATAAATGGTTATATGGCAATATTACTCTTTGCACTATTCTATGATGTCTTTTATTTTATGGAGGGATAGCTCAGTTGGTAGAGCAGTATAAATGAAAATTACACTTTGTTCAATGTTCCACAGTAATGTGTTGGTGTAGAATAGAGTTACTTCAAAAGCATGTTGAAAGCTACGGGTCATTGGTTCAAGTCCAATTCCCTCCACAATTAAAACAAAATGGGGATGTGGTGAAATAAAAGCAAGTTTTATCCTCTTATGAATGTTCTCCCGAAGGGGTAGTGTATTATAAGAGTTACTTCAAGGTTTACACAATAGTTTTGGGTACTATCAAATAAAGGTTCGAGTCCTTTCATCCCCACACAAAGATTAGTGATATACAACACTTACTTCAATATTATACATAAAATAAAAGTAAATTAAAGTAAGAAAGGAGTAGATTTTTATATCAACTTATGTCCTTAGGGGCAACAATTTCAAAGGTGTTGTAGAATATTCTATCTTTTAAAGGCTATCAGTTTAATTACTGGTAGCCTTTTCTTTTATGCACATTCATGTGATAATTAAGATATGTTTTACTAAAAAAAAAACAATGAAAAATGGAAAGAGTGGAGCTGAGAGCTTCGCAGAAAGCATGAGAGAAAAATTAGGTCTTAACAATCCACTTCCTAAAGAAGTAATGGATAATTTGAGGGAAGGTGTAATTGACCTTGGTAAAAAGACAGGTGATACTGATGCAGAAGATGTATTGGATAACTGCCTGATTGAATTGAAAAGATTAAAAGATGACCAAAGTAAGGCTATTGTAATTACTTATCTACTTGGTACTCTGCCTATGGACTTGCAGAAATTCATTGCAGAACAACAGCAAAGGATTGTTGTAGGTATTGCAGCTAAGAATTTAGCAGGTGAAGGTTCAGAAGCCATGTTGGGTATGCTTCTTATGAGAGCTATGCTTGGTAATAAAGATTCAGATGAATAATGAAATCAAAGTAAGTCTCAGTGTCACATTACAAGGTAGTGTGATGCTGAGCCAAGAGCAGGCTAAAGCTCTTGAGGAAGAAAAAGTAGGCACAGGTTATGATACTTTCTCTATGAGAGTAGAAGGTAAGAAGAGTGATGGTAAGAAGGATATTCAAACTATTACTGTAAAAACCAGAAAGTGTAAACCTGCTGGTCAATCTCTCAACCTTAGTATGGATGCTTATGAGTACATGATAGGAAAAGAAGCTCCTTACTTTGTTAAACCCAGAGATTGGGAGAAACTTACTAAGAAACAGAGGCTTGAAGCACATCTCAAAAGGATATGTGAAGAGCTTGGTGGAGTAAGTTTCACCTATGCTGTATTGGGTAATTAAATCATTTATAGTGTAGGTAGTATGTTATTTGTATCAATTATAGTAGGATTGTTAGGTATTATCTTACTAATAAAGACTTTTGTTAGGTACCACCCTTATTTTGACTTAATCACAAGCTATAACAAGTATATACTATTGCTATGGTATGATAAGGATGGTGGAAGAACTTACATAAAACTATTGGAAATATGAGCAAAGGGAGAGTTTTAACTAAGAAGAAGTGGAGAAATGGGCAAAGAAGAAAACCAAAGAATACCTATAGAAGTTTCAAGTTTCCAAGAACAAGCAGGTTCCATAAAGAGTTTGATGGAGTTCACTTGTCTATGAGAGATTCTTGGAAGATACTTATTGATTTAGAATGGACAAAGTATTAGAATTTATGATGAATATAATTAAAGGTTCAATATGGATAGTGGCATTCATATTAGGAATTAACTTATCTTTTGAGATGATTTCACAAGCCAACACAATGGAGAACATTGTAGGGTTCTTCTTATTAGCATTAATATTCTTGGTTTCCTACAAGACCAAGTGTTTTACTTCTATTAAAATGAAAAAGAAAAATGACTGAGGAAAAGGTAAAGAAGGGTAAAGAGCTTCTTGAAAGGCTCAACAAACTTAAAGACCAGAAAAGTAGATGGGAAAGAGGAGTGTGCTTCTTTATAGTTGAAATTTCTGATTCTATAAGATATAATGGAGCACAACATACCTATAGTGTAGATGATTCCTTTATCAACTTTAATGAGGTCAAGCTTCTTGCTATAGCCAAACTTAACAGGAGAATTTCAGAAGTCCAAGAAGAGTTTGATGAGTTATAAGAAATAAACTAAATGTCTAATAATAAATTTAAAGAAAACATGAAAAGTAAGTTTGTAAAGAGGCTGTTGACAGCCTTTATGGTGATGACAAGTGTAATTGTGTTCTCATCATGTGAGAGAATTGATGCAGGCTGTGAAGGCATCAAAGTAAACCTTTATGGTGATGACAAGGGTGTTGGTGATGTGGCTTTGGTATCTGGTAGAGTGTGGTATAATCCCTTTACTACTGAGGTATATGAATACCCAATGTATGTTCAGACTGTAGATTATCCTGCATTTGAAATCAATGCTAAGGATGGTAGTAAGTTTGTAATTGACCCTACAATTAACATCAACCCCATTGCAGGAAAGGCTCCTGAAATCTTTAGGAAGTATAGAAAACCTCTTGAGGATGTAATTCAGAATGTTCTTGTTACCCATATTAGGAATGCCTACAGATTGAAACTCAATGCTTATACTACTGATGATTTGGTGAGTAAGAGAGAAGAGTTTGAGAAGGTTACAGAAGACTATTTAAGGGAAGTGTTAGCTAAAGAAAACTTTGCTCTTGGTGAAATGACTTCTGGTCTTAAATACCCAGAATCTCTTGAAGCTTCAATTACTGCCAAGAATAAAGCTGTGCAAGATGCTTTGAAGATTGAGAATGAGATTAAGTCAGTAGAGGCAGAGGGTAAGAAACAGGTTGCAGCAGCTACTAAGGCAGCAGAAGCTTTGAAGATTAAAGGTGATGCAGAGGCAGAGTATAACAGAAAGATTAGCGCTTCATTATCTCCTCTAATTGTACAACAGAACTTTGTTGATAGATGGGATGGCAAGTTGCCTACTTATGGTACTGTGCCTCAATTATTTAAAGATGTAGCAGGTAAGTAATTATGGAATGGATTATTACTGGAATCATATTTTTCTTAATAGAATTGTATGTAATTTCTCACACCTATGAATCAGAGTATGGTCTTATTAAAAGAGATAGCAATAACTATAGAAAAATCTATGGCATCATAGAAGGCAGTGAGGAGAAGCTCACATTAACTGTTGGAAGACTGTTAGTTCTTATAGTAGCTAACATAATTTCTGTAGTTAATATACTCTACTTCTTATTCTTTATAGGATGGTGGATTAAAAGAGCAAGTTACCCAGAAGATAGAGAAACTACCTGTGTTATCTGGAGATTGAAGTTTGATAAGTTCACAAAGTCAGTGATTACCAAGCTAAGTAATTTACTAAATAAAGAGTTATGAAACAGCGAATAATCAATATTCTACTGTTCATTATGTTGATTGGTCTGGGTATCTATGTGTACCTGGACCATGATACCAATGAACACAAGCCTCAACCATATGTAAAACTTGAGCAACCAGAGTTCTTGGATGAAGAACTTAGTGATAGTACTTTACTTAAGGCACTTATCTATTATGAAATCAATGAACCTTTGATTGTATTAGCACAAGCTAAGCTTGAGAGTGCTAATTATAAATCAAGGTTATGTAAGGAGAAGAATAATATCTTTGGATTGTATAATAGTAAAGCTGGACAGTATTATAACTTTGACCATTGGACTAATTGTATTATAGCATATAAGAACATGATAGAATATAAACAAAAGGATGGTGAAGATTACTATCATTTCCTACTTAGGATTAAGTATGCAGAGGATGTAGAATATATTGGAAAGGTTAAAAGCATAGTATCAAACTTACCTCCGTGACATGGAAGAGTTCAGAATAATAGAAGAATTTCCTAATTATGCTGTAAGCAATTTAGGCAGAGTTAAGAATCTATCTACTGGAAGAATATTAAAGCAAAGTGTTGATAGACATGGTTATAAATTCATAGCTTTATCTAACAATGGAATTTCAAAAACTATGAGAGTACATACTATAGTAGCTACTTACTTTCTCCCAAAAGATAGTTCTAAATATCAAGTAAATCATAAAGATGAAAATCCACTAAATAATTCAGTAGATAATCTTGAATGGTGTGATGATAAATATAACTCTAACTATGGTACAAGAAGTGTAAGAAGTGGAATTAAAAGAAGAAAGGGTATTGAGATGCTTTCATTAGGGGGAGAGTTACTTAGAGAATTTTCAACTCTTAAAGAAGCAGCTCAATATATAGATGGAACTTTTAGTAACATTGCATATTGTTGTCAAGGTAAATATAACCAAGCTTATGGATATAAATGGAGGTATAAAACATTATGAATAGAGAAGAAGCAAGTAAAGAAATACAGGCAATAAAGTCTAAGAACATACTCCTTGAGTTAGTTACATCATTTGGCAAGACTAAACAAGCACTTGACATTATGGTCAAAAGGAACCCTAAGAACATACTTATCTTAGTACCAAGAATAGTATTAATACAGAATTGGAAGGATGAATTTGTTAAATGGAAGATGGACAAGTACTTGAAGAGAGTTACATTTAGTACTTATGTAGGTATTAAGAAGCATGAAGGAGAATCTTTTGATATGTTGATAGCAGATGAATGTCATCATTTCACTGATAAATCACTTGATGTAATTAGTACTATGACATTCAAGTATAGTACTCTCTTATCAGGGACTGTTATAGACTCAAAGAAAGCTGCATTAAGAGATAGTTTCAAGGATTTGTATTGTTACAAAATCACTATGAAGCAAGCTCAAGAGGAAGTATTAGCAGAGCCAAAAGTGTATCTTATACCTTATACTTTAGATAATACTGACAGAAAATATCCTTTTGAATTAAGGAAGTCAGCTAAAGGTAAGAGTATTACTTGTGACTATTCAGATAAGTGGAAGTATCTCAAAGACAAGTCCTATACTACTGTTATTGTTAACTGCACTCAGCAGGAATACATCAATGAATTGAGTGCTAAGATAGACTACTGGAAGAGAATGTACATGAGGGGTAGAAATGAAGTATTCAAAAACAAATGGCTATACCTATCTGGTTTAAGGCTAAGGATGCTAAGTAACTTCAAGACCTCTATTGTGTCTAACCTTCAAGTGCATCTTAGAAAGCAAAGATGCCTGACCTTCTGTAACTCTATTGAACAGACAGAGATATTGGGTAAGAACTGCATTAATAGCAATAACAAGGACTCAGATAAAGTACTTGAGCAGTTCAACAAGGGAGAAGTCAATCAGATTACATCATGTAATATGTTGAATGAAGGTGTGAACCTTGTAGATTGTCAGGTAGGAATATATGCTTCTTTGAATAGTAGTGAAGTTATGATTAAGCAGAAGCTGGGAAGAATTCTTAGACATTCTAACCCTGTGCTTATTATACCTTATTACAAGAACACAAGGGAAGAGGAGTTAGTTGAAAAGATGCTTGAGGACTGTAATCCAGAGTTGGTTGTAAAAACAAATTTAAGTGAAATAAAAGTATGAGAAACAGAGTTAAAATTACTAAAGCAAGCTACATTGTAAATCCTAAGAAGAAGGTGGTAGTTTGTGTTCTGGAGTGTTACATGCAGTTGCAGAAACATCCTGCATGGATTGATATTTATCCCAAAATGTGGGCTAATCTTCCACTTGTAGACCTCGATGGCACATTCAAGGTAAGAGCCATTGCAAGGTGCAATGAGGAAGATGCCTTCAATGAAGAGGTAGGTAAGAGGATTGCAGAATCCAGAGCAAAGGGTAAAGCATTTGCTACTGCTGCAAAGGTTTACAAAGAAATTGAGAAATATTTCTTGAATTGTGCTGCACTTGTGAATGAATCTGTGGAGGCTTGTGAACAGACTGTGAAAGTTGAGGAAGCTCATGTTGAATTGCTGATTGGGTAGTAGTATGACAATCTCATTGAATGACAAGGTTATTAAAAAGAGTGGGGTTTCTCTTGGAGAGGTCTTGCTTATGATAGCTATTCAAAACAATGTAGATTTCAATGCTGCTGAAAGTGAGTTGAAGAAAAAAGGACTTATTAGTACAAGTTATGATAGGGAAACACATCTTCCTGTAGGGTTATTTGTTACTTCTACAGGGAATAATGTGGTAAATAATATTATTCTTGACTCTGATAAGTCTGTGGGGACTGATGACTTCAATCAAAGAATTGAAGCATTAGTACCTCAACTTCAATCCATTTATCCAGAAGGAAAGAACTTTAACAATCAGTATTGGAGAGGGAATAAAACTGACATTAAGAGGAAGTTACAGACTTTCTTTAAGAAGTATGGGAATGATTACACTGATGAACAAATCATCAATGCAACTCAAGCCTATGTTTCTGGCTTCAATGGAGAGTATAAGTTCATGAGATTGCTTCAATATTTCATTTGGAAAGAAGAGGTAAAGGATGGTACTAAAGTACCTATCTCAGAGCTGGCTAATTACATTGAGAATGCTGGTCAGGAAAGTGACCTCACTGATAATTGGACATCTACATTAAATTGATATGGAAGAGAAGGATTCATTTGATAGGGCACTGGAGAAGTTAATACTCCGAAGACAGAGGATACTGGATGGCAAGATAAATTGTATTCCATTGTCTTTCCCAAGATTAAGAGTGTGGCTCCCAGGAATAGAGAAAAGAAGGTATAACATTATTACTGCAAATCAAAAGGTTGGTAAATCAAAACTTGCTGACTATATGCTTGTTTATGAACCCTTCTTCTATGCAATTGAGCACCCTGACCAACTAAGGTTGAAGATACTCTATTTTACCCTTGAAATGGGTAAGGAAGAAAAGTTCTATGAATTCTTATGTCACCTGTTATTCAGGCTTGATAGAATAAGAATAAGTCCAACTGACTTGAAGAGTACTTCTGCTGATAGACCAGTTCCTCAAGAGATATTAGACTTACTTGCATCTGAAAGGTATGTAACATATATTCAGAAGTTCAAGGAGACTATAATCTATATTGACTCTGAGAGAAATCCTACAGGAATCAACAAGTATTGTAGGAATTTTGCTTTGAGTAGAGGAAAGTTCCACTTCAAGAAGGTTATCATGAAGAATGAAGCTGGACTTAAGGAGGAAAGAGAGGTTATAGACTTTTATGAACCAGATGACAAGGATGAATATGTTGAAATTATCTTAGACAACTATTCAAATCTGATGTCAGAAAGTGGTATGAACAAAATGCAGACTATTGAGAAGATGAGTAAGTATTTCATCACTCAGAGAGACCAATTTGATTTCAATATCACTGCAATCCAGCATCAAGCTCAGGCTCAGGAAGGAATTGAGAATCAGAAGTTGAATAAGATGATGCCTTCATCAGATGGTCTTGCAGATTGTAAGACTACTACCAGAGATGCAAATCTGGTGCTTGGTTTATATAGTCCATTTAAGTATGGTCTAAGGGAATATGAAGGTTATAATGTTACCAAATTCAAAAACAATATAAGGTTTATGCAAGTTATTGAGGATAGAGATAATGGAGCAGGAGGTCAAATATGTCCATTGTTCTTTGATGGAGCAGTAAGTACCTTTACTGAGCTTCCACTACCCAATAATAAGCCTGAACTGGAAAGGTGTCTTGAATATATTGAGACAGTTGTAAGAAGGAGGACTAACTATACTTTCATGAATGTCTCTATAAGAAAAGCCAGAATAAGGAAGTGGAAGATGAATTTGCATAGGTTGATTAAATTGATTACCTTTGCAGACTAAATTTTTAAATAAGAAGAATGAAAGCATTGATTTTAGCTAAGTCAGGCTTTGGTAAATCAACCTCTATTGGAGAGGTACCAGAGCTTGGATTGAAAGGGTTAGACCCTAAAGTGACTTATTTGATAAGTTGTGTGAATAAGCCCTTGCCTTTTAGAGGGGGTGGAAGTAAGTATCAAGTTACTACTCTTAAGGAGATTGGTAAAGGTAACAGGATTATAACCAATGATGCGAAAGAAGTTGCTCAAATCATTGAGATGTTAGCCAGTCCTCAATCCCCATTCACCAATATAGTACTGGATGATATGAATTATATCAGTCAGGATTTCTATATGAAGAATGCAATGAAAGGTGGTTGGGACACTCCTAAACAGATTGGTTATGGAATGGGGTTAATCTTTGATGCAATCAATCTTGTGCCAGAAAATAAGAACATGATTTGTCTTGCTCATTATGAGGAATATAAAGACAAGAATGGTGATAGTATCTCTTATAAATATAAGAGTACTGGTAACATGGTTGATTCATATATTACTCCTGAGGGTAAGTTTGAAGTGGTTCTTTATGGTAAATCTTCCTTTGATTCCAAAGAGAAGAAATCCATCAGAGAATTTGTTACCAATGATGATGGAGTATATCCTGCAAAGAGTCCTGTTGGCATGTTTCCTCTATATATTCCCAATGACTTGGGTCTTGTAGTTGAGAAAGCACAGGAATATTATGAATAGGGATGAAGTAGTCAGGATTAGTAGGCTTGTAGCCTTTGGTGGACTGACTGGAGAAGATGCTGCCAATCTTCTATTAGATTATTGCACTGAGCATGGTAAAGACCCTAAATTGTCTGTAACTTTTATACAGACTATTATGGGAATAGGTATGCTCCAGCCATATTTAATGGAAGCATTAGAGTATTATGAGAAGAAGTACACCATAAATAAATTACAAAGTAAACCCAATAATATGGGACAAAGACAAATAATTTTAATAAATTAAACATTATGAATAGAGAATTATCAAGATTTGAGCTTGCAATTGTAAAGAGAACAGCTCAGAACACTAAGAGTTTGAGAACCAAAAGAGACAAACTTGTAGAGAAGATTGAGAAAGCACAGGAAGAACTGGGTGTAATCAATGAAGCTATTGAAGGCTTTGAAGCTCCTATCAAGACTATGACTGGTGGTTTCACTTCTGAGGAAGTTCTTGCTGGTATCATGGCAGTAGCAGAGGCAACAGAAGCAGCTCCAGAAGGAGAAGTTTCAGAAGAGGTTGTAGGAGAGGTAGAAGTACCTGCATCTGAGGCAGTTGCATTGGCAGAAGAGGCAGCACCTGCAAATCCATTTGGAGAAGTGGCAGATGAAATGCCTTTCAAAGATTAATCACGTAAAATCAGTAATTTAAGATGAAGAATTTAAACAAAAGTTTCATGGCTGTTAAGGTAGGTAAAGAATCAGTTGAAGGTTCTTTCAAGATGTACAAAGGTATGGCTGCATTCAATATTGTAGCTGTAAATCCTACTAAGGCAGAATTAGAAGCTCTCACAGGTAGAGAGATTGAGAATGACCCTGAATATGTTGGTAAAACTGATGAAGGTAAGGAACAGGTAAGGGTGGTATTCTATGCAAAGACTGCTCCTGATGCTAAGTTGAACAATGGTATTGAATTGCTTATTCCTATCAGCTTTATGTTGACTAAGGATTATAAGGTTGGTCAGACAAGTGGTAAATGCCAGATTATTGATAAGTTTGGTAGAACTGCATGGGCTACAAAAGAAGAAGTACAGTCCAAGTCTATTCCACAATACTCTTCTGGACCAGCCAATATCAGTGCTGACTATAGACCTGCATGGCAGGGTGAGGAATTCTTGGTTGACTTCCTTATTCAGTGGTTGAATATTCCTAATCCTGCCAACTATAAAGATGGTAAGTGGATTATGAAGGAAGACCCCTCTGACAGTGAGGTTTCTCTGGATATGGCAGCTCTGTTCAAGGGTGATGTAAAAGAGCTTAAAGAGCTTGTTACTCTTGCTTCAGCATATACAGTTAAAGGTGCAGTAGGTATCAGAACTGTAGATAATGAGAATGGTACAAGACAGTATCAGGCTGTATTTACAAGGAAGTTTGCTAAGAATGCTGTAACAGATTACAGTAGGATTGATGCTGCAATCACTGAGTTTCAGAATGCAGGTGGTGCTCCTAATACAGAGTTCTCTACACAACCTTTGCATGAAAATGTAGTAGAAGCTACTTCATTTACTGCACCTGACAATGACCCATTAGGAGCAGCAACAGCTCCTACAGCAACTCCTTGGGGTTAATAACATAAAGATTTAGAATTATGGCTATTAGTATTGGTAAACCTAATATCAGATTAGAAGAGATTTTATCAAAGGTATCAGAGTTAGATATTCTGAACTATTATTTTGGAGTAGACAAGATACCAACAATTATATCAAGTCCATTAAGACCTGATAACCATCCATCCTTTGGTTTTTATAGCATAGATGGTCAGAAGATACATTGGACAGACTTGGCTACAAAAGATAGAGGAGGAACATTTGATTTATTAGGTAAGTATTGGGAGGAGAGTTACAATGATGTGCTTGCACATGTTTGGGAGGACTTACCCAAGATTACTAAGACTAATGGCTATAGTGCATTAGGTAAACCTAAGATTGTCACTACTAAGGAGTACAGTTCTAACCTTGATTTACAATGTAAGACAAGGGAATGGAGAGAGTATGACCTTGAGTATTGGGCTTCATTTGGTATCACTTTAGAGTGGTTGAAATATGCTGACATTTATCCTATATCCTATAAAATAATCATAAAAGGAGAGAACAGAATGGTCTTCCCAGCAGATAAATATGCTTATGCTTATGTAGAATATAAGGAAGGAAAAGTCACTTTAAAGATATATCAACCATTCAATCAGAAAGGATATAAGTGGTCCAACAGGCATGATAGGTCAGTAATTAGCTTATGGACTAAAGTACCTGAATTTGGGGATAAGATATGTATCTGTTCCTCAATGAAAGATGCTTTATGTCTATGGGCAAACACTGGGATACCAGCATTGGCTATTCAAGGAGAGGGCTATGGTATTAGTGATACTGCTGTTAATGAACTCAAAAGAAGATACAAGGAGGTATTTATCTTATTGGATAATGATAAAGCTGGTCTCATAGATGGAGAGAAACTATCAGCATCCACTGGGTTCACTAACATAGTATTGCCACATTTTGAAGGAGGAAAAGATGTCTCAGACCTCTATAAAACAATAGGAGACAAAGAACAATTCAGAGAAATAATTTTAAGCCTATTTAATAGGTAATGTTTTATCACTAAAAAAAAAAATCATGGAATTTAGAAAAGTAACCATCATCAACAACAAAACTCAGTCCCAAAAAGTTATTCAAGCATCTACTGCAACTACACTGGGTGAGTTGAAAAGAGAAATGAGAGAAGCAGGTATTGAATATGAAGGAATGACATTCTTTGAAGGTCATTTGAGAGCAGAATTGAAAGATGATGCTTCTATCCTTCCTACCAACATTCCTTATAAAGGACAGGTAGTAAATGATTTGACATTCCTGCTGACTGCACCTGAAAAGAAAATTAAGTCTGGTGCTATGTCAAGGGCAGAAGCCTACAATGCAATCAAGGCAAGAGGCTTGCAGGATGAGTGTGTAAAAAGGTTCGGAAAGAACTTCACTATGTGTAAAACTCAGGACTTGATTGACCTGTTGGGTGAAGGCTCTTCAAAACCTGCTCCTGTAAAAGAGAAGAAGGAAGTAGTTGTAGAAGAGAAAGCTACAAAAGAAGTAGGAATATCTAAGGAAAGTTCAATTCCTGAAGGTAATGTTGCAGGTGCATTAGAAGTTCTGTTGGAAGGTCTTTATGGTAGTGATACCATCGAAGAAGCTACCTATAACAGAGCTATGGCTGAACTGAAAGGTACAGATTACAAAGAACCTGAAAAGATGTCAAGGTCAGAAATAAACAAGATGTTTGACTTTGTTCATTAAGTAGAAACCAGTGAGGGAGGAGGCTGAATAAGCCTTCCCCCTCATTTTTTTTATCATGCAATGACCGAAGAAATAAAGAAACAAGTCCATGAACTATATGATAGTATCATGGAAAGACCAAATCAAATCCTACAGTTCTTTCGAGACTTTTTTGGTGAAGGGAGAGTAGATATGCAGGGTTTTCCTACTGAGGATGAATTATATACATATCTTAGTGGAACCTCCTTGGGAACATTTATGGAATGGAGTAATATAGTAGATTCTTCTGCTTACCAAAATATGAATAAAGAGGACCGAGATATAATAAATCTCTTTTGGGCAGCAGAAGGTGCTAATAATGAAACTGTTGTAAGTGACTCTGCATTGGCTAAATATTTCTTGCCAATAATAAAGGAGAAGATTGCTAATACTATGTTCAATGACTTATTTATTCTTATTTATTTTCCTACAGTAAGGATTACAAATGAGTATGATAAGTATGTTGATATTAAGGAGTTATGGCTTAAAGTTCCATTTAATTGGCAGGGAAAAGGTAAGGGATATTTTGGAGTGAACAGGTCTAATTATCCACTAAACCACTTTAAGGGAGGGTATATGCACAGTCATGTATCTTCTATTCCAAGAAACAACTTTGAGAATTTCCAAACACCTTGTACTGGTAGAGGACCTATCAATTCTTCTCTTTCTACATTAGCTATAGGATATGATGAAGCCATTTGGCAGTTATTATGTCTGGAGCTTGATAGGTATGTAAGAGTAGAATCTATTGATGGAGTTCCACACCACAGACTTGAGAATATTCCTGCACCAGAGATGGGAGATGCTAAAGATAAATTCTCTATGCAATCTCTTAGAGGTGTGGTTCCTTGGAATAGTGCCTTTGGAAGAGAGCAATTCAAGCTATTCATTAAATACCTTCTGGAGACTAAGAAGATTAGGTTCAACTATAGTAATGGAAGTTATGGGATAGGAATGTCCTTCATTGATACAGTGGTTCTTATCAGTAATGAATTTATTAGCTGGTATAATACTGAATATAACAAGCATACTTTTGATATTAGTTATACTGACCTTGTTAGTAATAGTATTATCAAGGAGTGTATTATAACCAATGGTAAAGTCTATATACCAAGAGCAGTAAGAAGGGGTAGTAGTGATGACTATCAGAGATATGTAGGAAAGAAAATCTGTACATTCAAAGGTAGGGAAATTACCTTGACTATTGATGGAGTACTATCCTCAGAGGAGGAGTCTCTTAATAGAACGAGGATACTGAATTTACAATATATTGAAGCTATTGTATGTAGCATGTTGAGAATATTAAATTATGGATATGGAAGAGAAGAAAGAAGTGAAACCAGTGCTGGAGTTAGTCCACAGACAGGATATATTTAAGATTGTCATCCCAGCAGAGGTTGAGAAAAAGATAAGATTTTTATGCAAGAACATTTGGGATGTAGAATGGTCAGGTGTCTTGTTCTATAAAGTTGAGGGAGCTTTTGAAGATAAGTCCCTAACTATTAGATGTGTAGATTTGTTCCAAATGGACATTGGTACAAGTACATATACTGAGTTCAATGTATCTCCTGATATGGCTACATATATGGTAGACCATCCTGAATTATTGGAAGAGGGAATATACCAAGGATTAATCCATAGTCATAATAATATGGCTACTTTCTTTAGTGGTACTGACACAGCCACCCTGAGTGCAGAAGGTAATGATATGGCTCACTTTGTATCCTTAATTGTGAATAATGCAGGTGAATATACTGCTGGTGTTACAAGGAAGTACAAATGTGTACAGACTGTATCTGAGAAATACACTTATCCTACTTGGAATGGTGAAGTGAGAGAGGGAGTAGAGACCTTTGATATTGAAGAAGAGAGACTTGAATGGTTCAATTTGGATATAGTATTTGAGGATGCAACTGATGACTTTGAGACTGAAATGATGGAGAGGCTTAAGGAAATCAAAGAGTCTAAGAAGAAGGCTATTACTCCTGTATATAAAGGTGGTTATCCTCAATATGGTAACTATGGAAAGAACATTGCCCCAACCAAGGAAGTGGGGAGTACATTTCCTATGGATAAAGATAAATACTATGGGGAAGAAGGAAGAGGCTGGTATAAAGCTAATGAAGCTAAGCAATTACCTGTTAAACAAGGTGAATTGCCTTTTGACCAGCCTGAGGAAGAGAATCTTGACATTCCTTATGGTGTTGTAACAGTAGATGAAGACATAGTGCAATCTATTGTAAGGCAACTTGTTACATCAAGTATTATCATTTCAAATGAAAGTGCAGTTGATGTCAAGAAGTGGGCTAATTCTATGGAGAGTCTTTATAGAAGGAGATTTGGAAGTGTCAAAGAGTTTGAATACTTTGCATCAAACTATGTAGATTATCTTATTAATTATACCTATGATGGAGATGTCATGGCAGTTATTAATAATGATGATTCTACTATGGCTGCATTATTGGCACATGATGTAAGAGAAGAGCTTGAGAAATTACCAAAGAATCCTTGGTTAAGTGTTTATATCAAATTAATGGATGATTATATTATTTGATTATGGAAGATGAAGTATTAGAAAGTGCTATAAACCAAATGGTTGATGAACATTTGGAGACTGTTCATTCAGGGACTCTACAGGATGCTCCAGTAGAGATTGATGAACAAGGAGAGGCATTACTTGAAGCTGCATTAGCTGCTGAGGAAGTAGTGATTCCACCCAATTCAGGTAGTTTGCTTGTAGATGAAGCTACAAGTAGATTCAGTGGAGCTATCTGGTATAGTGCCATTCAGTCTAAGACTATTACATTAGCTGGTGTAGGAGGTATTGGAAGTTATGTTGGTTTCCTACTTGCAAGACTAAAACCTGCTGGACTATATTTATATGACCCAGATATAGTTGAACAGGCTAATATGTCTGGTCAATTGTATGGTAGTGGTGACTTAGGACAAGCAAAGGTTAGCTCCCTTCATAGGATGTTACAAGTATATGCAAACTACTATAACAGTGTAGCATATCAAGAAAGATTTACTGCTGGGAGTGAAGCTACAGATATTATGATTTGTGGCTTTGATAACATGAAAGCAAGGAAACTATTCTTTGATGCTTGGAAAAATAGACTAATGGCTAAACCTGAGGAAGAGAGAGGTAGAATGTTATTTATTGATGGTAGGTTGGCAGCAGAAGAATTTCAAGTCTTTGCCATTCAAGGCAATGATGAAAGAGCTATAGTTGAATATAAGAATAGATGGTTGTTCAGTGATGCAGTAGCAGATGAAACTATCTGTAGCTACAAACAGACAACATTCATGGCAAATATGATTGCATCAGTAATGGTTAATCTATTTGTAAACTTCGTGGCTAATGAATGTAACCCTATTATAGATAGGGATGTGCCTTTTATGACTCAATATTCTGCTGATACAATGTACTTTAAAGTAGAAATGTAATGGCAATAAGTGTACAATTAAATAGGCAACTTCATGATGTATTCTTGAATAGGGGTGCTATTCAATTCCCAGACTATATTAGACCCAATCTTGCATTTGAAAACAATAATGTATTCAATCTATTCTTAAGAGTAGATATTAGTGGACCAGAGATTGATGTTCCACTAATGTGTAAGTACAAGGTTGAGGAAGGGTTATTGAGTAACTACAATCAGCTTAATAGTTTAAAGGAAATGGCTGTTGCTTTATTTGAGAATAGTTATCCTCAATCAAGAAGAACTGCAAATGCAATCTTCAAGACATTCCAGATGAATAATAATAGAGACAGGCTTATGAAGATTACAACTAACACTGGTGAGGTGTATTATGGTGGTAATGGTTATATCCTTGACAAAGATTATAACTTATTAATACTGTACACACTTCATGGAGTTATGGAGGATAGAATTCTACACTACAAAACTGGTAGAATCTATGTGAATCCAAAGGTCTTTGTAAGTAATGGTCTGATTGAGAAAGGCATCATTAAGACAGTCATTCCTGCATTTGTACAGGAGGGTATCATGGTAGATACAAATAATATTGGAGTTACTGCTCAGGATATTAATATTGCTATAAGGAATCAAAATGGCTTTGTTCAAGTAATTAAGCCATTACCTGAGATAGTAGTAGCTGATGTGACTGATAGGTTCATAGTAAAACCTAAAAAGCCAACTCCTTCTACATTCAGCAATGAGGCTATGAATGATTACCTTCTGGAGCACCTTGATGAGGTTGTACAAATGACCTATATAGTATGACATTTGAGGAATATTTTGGTGGATGGGTAAGGGTTATAGATATAAAAGAATTAAATAAGGTAGTAGGACAGGTAAGTTTAATTAAAAGAGACTTACTTTGTCCTGCATATCCTGATATATTTAAGGCTTTTAATCTATGCCCTTACAATAATCTCAAAGTTGTAATGATAGGGCAAGACCCATATCCACAAAAGGATGTGGCTACTGGTGTCCTGTTTGGAAACAAGGAGGGGACTAAGTTGTCTCCTTCTCTTGAAATAGTTAAAGAGGCTTGCATTAATTTTGAAATTCCACATAATGGTATTATCTTTGACCCCACTTTAGAGAGTTGGGCTAAACAAGGAGTACTAATGATTAATTCTGCACTGACTTGTGAAGTGAATAAAGTAGGTAGCCACACAATGATGTGGAGACCTTTCATGACCAAGTTACTAAAGAATTTATCAGAGTGGCAGACTGGTATTATATATGTTCTATTTGGTGAACAGGCTAAAACACTTAAACCTTACATTAATAAGAACACTAATATAATACTGGAAGAGAAGCATCCTGCATACTATGCAAGGCAAGAGGAAAGGATGCCATCTACTGTATTTCAAGAAGTAAGCAAATTAACTAAAGAAAAATATGGAGAGCCAATCATTTGGTTCCAAGAATATTAATTAAAAAAAAAGAAAAGTATGAAGAAACTTATTTTTGTGAAGACTGGTAAGGAAGTGGAAATGGGTAATACATTTGCCTTTGGAATGAACAGTGCTTATGGTTTCATGCCATTTTACACTGTAGTTGTCTGTGAGGAAAGTATTCCATTTCTTATCAAAGAAGGCATAATTAAGGAAGTGGAAAATGAAGAAATTCCCACAGAACCCTACTTCTACATAAAACATCTTGCTGACAGAATTCATTGGAATGTAGAGAATCTAAGAAAATACCTTAGTAATCTATATACAATCTATCCTGCTGCTGTATTTTCAATTATGTTAAGAGAGGTAGCTATTGTACTCGATGAAAAATATGATAATCACATTGAGAACAGTAAGGAGATTTATGTTATTAGATTTTTAAACGGAGAAATATCAAAGGTCAAGGACTTGAATAAAATCAAGAACTTCAAGAATTTTGCTGCATTTAGAACATTAGAGGATGCTATTACAGCAAAGAAAATCTTAGAGGAACCCATGAAACAGTTATTTAAGAGAGGTGGAAAACAGAAGGATAAAGTTTAAATCTGAGAGTTGCAAATCTAAAATATTTTTCATATCTTTGTAAAAAAAAAAGATATGGATAGATTATTTACTATTTACAGGCATGTAAGTCCTATAGGTAGAGTTTATGTAGGAATCACAAGTCAAGATGTTGAAACAAGATGGAGACATGGAGATAACTACAGAAATTCTACCTATTTTAAGAGAGCCATAAGAAAATATGGTTGGAAAAATTTTAAGCATGAGATTTTATTTACTAATGTAGAGGAAGAAAGAGCCAAGAGATTGGAGATTGAACTTATCAGACATTATAAGGGATTAGGTATATCCTATAACCTGACTAATGGGGGTGATGGTACAAATGGTTATCATCATACTGATGAATATAAGCAATTCAAATCTCAACAAATGAAGGAGTTTTTCTCTACTGAAAGAGGTAAAGAAATTTGTGCAAAAGGAGGAAAAACTAATTTAGGTAAGAAGTATAATAGAAAAAGTGGATTTACCAAAGGAGATTATCAAGTGAGAATTGTGTGTCAATACAGTTTAGAAGGAGTTCTTCTTAATAAGTTCAAGTCTGTTAGTGATGCTTCAAGAAAAACTGGAGCAAATAATTGCCAAATTGGAAAATGTCTTAGAGGTAAAGCTATAACTGCTAAAAATTTTATATGGAGATATGAATAAGAAAATAAGAAATGCAACTATAACTTCCTATAATGAGATTGTATTCAAGTCTAAACTGGAGGCAATGGTCTATAGGACCTTGCTTCAACATGGGTTTGAGCCTGAATATGAAACCCATACTTATACAATCTGGGAAGGGTTTAGACCTACTGTACCTTTTTACACCCGTAATAAAGCTAAGGCTACAATACTAAACCTTAAGAAGCTAATTAATATTACTTATACCCCAGATTTCTACATGGAGTATCAAGGCTTAAAGGTAATTATTGAAGTAAAAGGACAGGTCAATGATGTGTTTCCTTACAAATTTAAGATGTTCAGGAAACATATAGAGAATTTGCCAGATAAAGAAAATTATCTTATCTTTGAGGTCTTTACTAAGAAACAACTCTTAGAATTTATTCAAATTATTAAAGATGAAAGCCATAGAAAGAATGAGGAAATTGCTCAACAGTTTACCCAAGAGTGATATAACTTTAGGTGAACAGTTTATTCAGAGCAGAGATTTTGAGTCACTCAAGGACTTAGTAGATTCAGCAATATTCAAGACAAGGAAGAATATCAAGAGTGAAAATCCTAAACAAGAGTACCTTGATGCAGACTTGACAGAGTTAAGTAATTTAAAGGCTGAGGTAGATGTATATTTAACCCAGCTTGAAGTTCCCAGTAATGAATGGGAAGAAGACATAGAGGGGGAATACTATGATGAAGAGTATTAAAGAACTATCTTGGAATGTAACAGAGGAAGAGTACAGGAAAGACCCTGCAATCAGTTACTCTACATTATCAAGATTTGAAAGGGAAGGATGGAGAAATCTCAGTTCTCTCTTTGATAAGGTAGATAGTCCAGCATTATTATTTGGTAGTGCAGTGGATTGTATGCTTACTGATGGGGAACAAGCCTTTGCTGAGAGATTCATTGTATGTGAATTCCCTAATCTATCAGATAACCTGATAAGTATTACCAAAGTATTATTCTCCAAGTATGGAGATACACACAGAAGGGTAGATACTATTGATGATGAAGTGATTAGTAGTGTGGCTGTAGCCAATGGATATTATGCAGGAGACTCTTATAAAGCTACCAGAATAAAGAAGGTAAAAGAGAGTTGCAATGAGTATTATTCACTACTTGCACTGGCAGGAGACAAGACTATATTATCCCAAAAAGATTATAATGATGTGTCTCTGTGTGTTGATGAATTAAGAACCAACTCAATAACCAAGGATTTCTTTTATATAGACCCTTGGAATACTGATATTGAGAAGGTGTTTCAATTGAAATTCAAAGCTGAATGGAATGGAATACCAGTGAGATGTATGTTTGATGAACTTATTGTGGACCACCATAATAAGATTATCTATCCAATAGACTTAAAGACTACTGGGTATCCTGAGGAGAACTTTCAAGACTCCTTTGCTCACTGGAGATATGATATTCAAGCTAAGCTATATACATACATTCTTCAAGAGTGTATCAAGAGAGACCCCTATTTCAGTGAGTTCAAGATTCAGCATTATCAATTCATTGTTATCAATAGAAGAACAATTGCTCCTATTGTGTGGGAATTCTATGGGAATTTTGGTATGGTAGATTTAAAGGATGAAACAGGTAAGGTATATAGGGATTGGAGGAAGATTCTTACAGACCTAAATTATTATCTTACTAATCCTAACTTGAAATATAGTAAGGAAGTGATGGCAAATGATTGTATTATGGAAATAAAGAATTTAGTACCAGCATGACAGAGTTAGAATATTTTAAAGGTGATGAACTTGCAGCCTCAACTTGGAGGAATAAGTATGCAGCAGAAGGAGAACAAACTCCTGATGATACACACAAAAGGTTAGCTAAGGAATTTGCAAGAGTAGAGAGTAATTATAACTGGAAGAGTAATATAGATAGGGCTTTTAGTAATTTATCAAACTATGGCTATGTTAGACCACAACTTGATGAAGAGGCTATCTATCAGTTATTCAAGGACTTCAAGTATATTATACCTGGAGGTTCAGTTATGTCTGGTTGTGGAACTGGAGCATTGGTAAGTCTTAGTAATTGTTTTGTAATAGGTAGTCCTAAAGATAGTTATGCAGAGATAATGAAGACAAGAAGTCAACAAGCTCAACTTATGAAGAGAAGAGGTGGAGTTGGTTATGATTTATCTCAGCTTAGACCAAGAGGAGCTAAGGTTAATAATGCAGCTAAGTCTTCAACAGGTGCAGCATCTTTCATGAATGTATGTTCAGATATAACCAATGAAGTAGCTCAGAATGGAAGAAGAGGTGCTCTTATGTTAAGTATGAGTATCAATCATCCTGATATTGAGGAGTTTATAACCAAGAAGCAGGACTTAACTAAGGTAACTGGAGCTAATATATCAGTCAAGGTTACTGATGAGTTCATGCAGGCTGTAGTGAATGATGAGGAGTATTACCTAAGATTTCCTGTTGATGTAGAATTACCTAAAGTAAGAGAGGAAATACCTTATGGTGAGTTGGTTCCTTTTGGAAACTTAATAGATAAGAATGTATCTTTTATTAAGAAGGTAAGAGCAAGGGAGTTATGGGATACTCTCATGCACTGTGCTTGGAATACTGCTGAACCAGGGATTATGTTTGAAGGAGCAATGCACAACTATTCTCCTGATGGTGTATATCCTGACTTCAAGATGGTTGGAACTAATCCTTGTGGTGAAATACCAATGGGTCCATTTGATAGCTGTAGGTTGATTCATATTAACTTGAGTAGTTATATTGTAGACCCATTTACAGATAAGGCTCACATTGGTGAAGAGTTACTCTATATGCACTCTTATGAGGCTATGAGATTGGCTGATGATTTGGTTGATTTAGAGATTGAAGCTGTTGACAGAATTATTAACACAGTGAAGAATGATACTGATGATACTGAGTTCAAGTTATGGAGTAAAATCAAGGAGACTGCTATTCAAGGAAGAAGGGCTGGTTTAGGATTCACTGGACTTGCTGATGCAATAGCTATGTTAGGCTTGAAGTATGACTCTGATGAAGGAATTAATCAGGTTGGACAATTAATGAAAGTTATGTTCAAAGGTCAGCTTGATAGTAATATTGATATGGCTATAGAAAGGGGGGCATTTCCTGCTTGGGATAAGAATAAGGAAAATGAAGGTAATGATTGGTATCATTGGCTATCTGCTAACTTCCCTGAGGAAGCAACTAAAATGAATCTGTTTGGAAGAAGAAATATTTCAAATAGTACAGTTGCACCCACAGGTACTGTAAACAAACTTGCAGCATAGTGGAGTAATCTACTATGAAAACTGGATGAATTGCTGGAAGGCTAAAATTGGTAATATTTAATTGTAATTATTTGGTACTTACACTTATTATAAGTATATTTGTGGTATAGAACCAGTAAATAATAGTATTATGAGTGTAAGAAAACATATACCTGAGATAGGTAAACAGTATGGGGGTTTAACTGTAATAAGTGAGGAAATCTCTAAAACTAAAGATGATAAGATTCTTTTTAAGGTAAGATGCTCTTGTGGTGAAGAGTTATTTGTTAGAGCATATTTTCTTGAAAGTGGTAGGCAAACTTCTTGTAGAAGTTGCAGTCAGAGAAGAGCTGTATATAAATTCTCAAATAGGAGAAACTTTGTAGATAGGACTCATGATGGGGTTGGTGATATAACACTAACAAATTATAGCCACTTCAAAAATGGAGCAGAGAAGAGAAATCTTAGTTGGAATGTGAGTATAGAATATTTATGGAACTTATTCCAGAAGCAAGGTGGTAGATGTGCCTTAAGTGGTATGCCTATTACATTAACTACTGAAAGGAAAAATAGTAATGTAAACTATGACTTGCAATCAGCATCTTTAGATAGAATAGATTCTAATATTGGATATGAGCCAAATAATGTACAATGGGTACATAAAGATGTTAATAAAATGAAGTGGGCATTTGACCAACAGCATTTTATTGATGTATGTATTAAAATTGCTAATCATGCTAATCAGCAGCCAAGCCAAGAGTAAACTTTTGGAAGGTTCAGAGACTACCTGAGCTGTAAATCAGCTTAATAACAGGAAGTAGCTATAGGTAGTGCTGTAGTGAAAAAGTGTCCAGAGTCCTCTTAGGAGGATTATGATATAGTCCATACTTATATGAAAATATAAGATAAATAGAAGTATTTTAGCAGGTACAAGTAGTGGTATTGAGCCTGTATTCATGCCTTTCTATCAAAGAAAGAGAAAGTGTATGTCTGAAAGTGACAGGGTAGATTATGTAGATAAAGTAGGTGAGAAATACACTCTGTTTACAGTAGTTCATCCTAACTTGAAGAGATGGGCAATAGAAACTATGAACTATAGTGAGTCAGAAGTCAATGAATGGAGCTTGGGAGTATGGAAGGAAGTCTGGAAGGAAAGTCCTTATTATGGTTCTACTGCACCAGAGATTGATTGGAGACAGAGAGTTAAATTACAAGGAGTAGTTCAAAAGTATATTACTCACAGTATCAGTAGTACAGTTAATCTGGCTAAAGAAACTACAGAAGAGGAGATTGCTGACATCTATATTGAAGCATGGAAACAGGGATTGAAAGGTATTACTATCTACAGAGATGGATGTAGGGAAGGTGTATTAACTCAGGTTGAAAAACCTAAGACTATTGAAGGAAGACAGGCTCCTAAAAGACCTAAAGAACTTGAAGCTGATGCCTATTTGATTAAAGCAAAAGGTGAACAATTCATCATCTTGGTAGGTATGTTAGAGGGCAAACCTTATGAAGTCTTTGCATTCAGACCAAGGAATCCTATCAGCTTTAAACCTCATAAAGGTGTTATAACTAAAGTAAGCAAGATGCACTATAGCTTTACATCAGATGTCTTTCATATAGACAATCTTGAGTTAGCTAATGAGAATGTTGAAGAGAATGCAGCTACTTTGTATTCATCTATGTTACTAAGACATGGGGTAGATATTAAGTATATTGTCAAGACTGCAAAGAAGGTTAATGACAATATCACTTCATTCAGTTCAGCTATGTGTAGAGTACTTAGTAAGTATATCCCTAATGAGGAAATCAAGGGTGAGGTATGTCCTGATTGTGGTGGAACATTAGTAAGAGAAGGTGGTTGTATCCACTGTAAAGATTGTGGGTATTCAAAGTGCTTATGATATGAAGATTAAAACTAAGTTTAGTATGGGAGATTCTGCCTTTGTTATGTATAATAACAAGGTAGTTCCCATAATAATTATGGGGGTTCATTATTCTTTGGATAAATATACGGGGGAACATATTTCTTATTCTGCTAATATATCAACTGGTAATGGTCTGGAAAGATTTAAAGAGGATGATGTATTTATAACTAAAGAAGAATTATTAAAATCATTATGAAAATAAAAGTAAAAGAAATAACAAAAGGTTGTTTTCCTGTGAGAACAGGAGAGGATAAGTCAGATTGTTTTGACCTATGTCTGGCAGAAGATGTGACTTTGAAGAAAGGAGAGGTTTATGTTGCAAGGTTAGGTATTGCAACTGAACTTCCCAAGGGGATAGTAGCTAAGGTTTATAGTAGAAGTAGTGCTCCAAGTAAGTTGGGAGTTACTATTGCTAATGGTCTTGGATTCATTGACACTATTTATAATGGTGATACAGATGAATGGAGAGCACCACTATATGCTTTCAAGGCTGTAACTATCCCTAAAGGCACAAGAGTATGCCAATTTGAGGTTAAATTATCTCAGTTTGCTACTGTATGGCAGAAATTAAAATGGCTATTATCATCTAAACCACTTCTGGAGCCTGTGGATTTCCTTGGAAATGAAGGTAGGGGTGGTATTGGTAGTACAGGAAAGTAATCACTAAAAAAAAAACATGAAACATGGAGTTTATATGGAAAACTGTAGCAATGATAGTAGTACTGGCTTGTGTAGTCATTATTGCTGGAGTTGTTAATCTAATAATGAATAGAAGGAAGATAGACCCTAAAGTGGGCAGAATTTCATTTAGAGAGTCTATGGATTTGGTTGAACTGCCAATTGTCACATTTATGAATAATGGCAGGAAACTGAACTTCCTTCTTGATACTGGTGCATCTTATTCTTCAATTAATGAAGCAGCTCTGGAAGGATTATCTTATGAAGAGACTGGAGAGAGTGGAGGTCATTTTGGAATAGAGGGTACTATCCAAGAATCTAAGTATGTAAGAATGAATGTAGGATATAGAAGTCAGAGCTATGAGGATGATTTCCAAGTAGTAGACTTGAGTCAAGCATTTGGTAATATCAAGCAAGAGTTTGGTATTAACTTACATGGTATTATTGGAAATACTTTCTTTCAGAAGTATAGGTATGTACTGAATTTTGATGAATTAATAGCATATTCAATAGCATGAAAGACTTAATAGAGTTAAAATCAAGAGGAGAGGAACACAACTATCTTAGGAGATTAGTTAAGCCAGATGGCAGTGAGTCACACACTTATATGTTAAAGACTTCCACATATACTATGAGGAGTGGTTTGACAGATAAGAAGAAAAAGTTCATAGACCCATCAGGTGGTCCAATGATAGTTGAGGGAGAATATCTTGAAGAAGCTGAGGCAGTAGTTAAATCTATAGACTATGTAATGGGACAGGGTTATGCTATTACCTTTGAAGTCACACCAGAAGAAGAGCAAGAGTTAATTGATGCAATAGTGAATATATGATTTATGTAGTAACTCAACAAATACTACCTGAATCTGACAAGTATGAGATAATATCTCCACAAGCTGCATTACACATGCTCAAGCCTTTGAGAAAGGTTGGCTTAGATACTGAAACCAGAGGGTTTGACCCTTATACAAAAGAACTCATAATGCTCCAGTTGGGGTGTTATGAGTTTCAAGTAGTAATTGATATAACTACTGTAAGCCTAAGTTTCTTTAAAGACTATCTTGAATCTGATAGACTATTTATTGGTTGGAATATCAAGTTTGACTTGAAGTTTTTATTCCATCAAAGAGTAGTTGTAAAACAGGTTTATGATGGTTTCTTGGCAGAGAAACTTATGTATATGGGCTTTCCTGCTGGTATTCATTCTATGGCTTTAAAAGCAGCAGGTCAAAATTATCTTGGTGTTGAGCTGGATAAAACTGTTCGGGGTAAAGTGATGTGGGCTGGTCTTTCAGAAGATGTTATTGAGTATGGTGCAAATGATGTGAAATATCTGGAGAAGATAATGGATGCACAGGAAAAAGAACTCCAGAAGAGAGGATTAGTTACAGCTCTTGTGTATGAGAATAAGTCTGTTCCTTGGGTTGCATATACTGAATATTGTGGTGTGTTATTAGACAGAAGTAAGTGGGAAAGAAAAATGCTTCTTGATAATTTCACTGTCAAAGTATTTGAGGATGCACTTAGTAATTGGGTTATTAACTCAGCTAAAGGAGAGAATTATGCTTATCATTACTTGCAGATAGAAGGATGGGATGACCCTGATGACCTTGAGAAAGCAAGGAAAAAGATGAAGGGTGAGAGATGCCCAGAAGCAGACATTAAAGGGCAAAAGAGGGGTTATTGTGAAGCATGGAAAATTCCTATTGATGCAAGGTTAAGTACCAAGTACATAAAGGAAGACCTTCAAGGAGACCTATTTCTTGGCTTTCAAAACAAGATTCAATGTTTGATTAATTGGGATAGTCCTAAACAGGTAATTCCATTATTCAAATCATTAGGTTTTGATTTGTTAGCTAAAGATAAGGATACTGGTGAATGGAAGGATAGTATTGAGGCAAAAGTAATTGAACCTCAACAAGATAAATCTACCATTGCATATTTGTATCTACAATATAAGGCAGCAAAGAAGGTTACTTCTACTTATGGTCAGAATGTAATTAACCAGATAAATGAAAAGAGTGGAAGGTTACATACTAACTTTAATCAGTTGGGAACAGATACAGGAAGATTAAGTTCAGGAGGTAAGGATAAATCAAACAATATTGAGTATCTTAACTTTCAGAACTTTCCATCTGACAGTGAGACAAGAGCTTGCTTTGTTGCAGGAAAAGGAATGAAATGGATTTCTTGTGACTATAGTGGGCAAGAATCAAGAATCATTGCAGATGTAACCAATGACTCAGCTATGATTGATTTGTTCAATAATGGTTGTGGTGATATTCATTCTCTGGTAGCCAAGATGTCTTATCCTGAGATAATAGGAAATTGTCCTATAGAAGAAGTAAAGTATAAGTTCAAACATTGGAGAAGTGAAGCTAAGGGTGTTGAATTTGCCATTAATTATGGTGGTGATGCTAACACTATTCATGGTAATAAGGGTATTCCTCTTGTAGAAGCCAACAAGATTTATAATAACTACATGAAAGGTTTTAAAGGTATGAAAGTGTATCAAGACAGACAGAGAAAGTTTGTCATGGAGCATGGATATATCATTACTGACTTTTCAAGTGGAAGAAAGGCTTATATCTATGATTATGACATATTAATGGGTATAAAAGCAAGGTTCAATCAAGAGTATTGGGCTACCTATAAACCTTATAAAGGTAAAGAGAATAAGTTGCTTCCTAAACAAGTGAAGAATGAGTTATATCAAAGATTTGCCAGAGGAGACAACTTTAATTCTATGGTGGGAGTATATCATTATACAACCAAGAAAGCAGGAAAAGATACTATCAGAGAGGCTTATGTAAATATAGCTGATGTGTATGTACATCCTGTAAGACACTTCTTCAAGAGGAAGTCTGCATCTGAAAAACAAGCAATCAATTATCCTTGTCAAGGATGTGGTGCTACTATGTTCAAGACTGCATCTATCTTCTTATGGGAATATCTTGTAGAGCATGATTTGTTATTCAAGGTAAAGTTATGTATTCCAGCACATGATGAATGGAATATAGAGGTTCCAGAAGAGATAGCTGATGAAATGACAGAGGTTTTGAAAAATTGTATGAAAAAGGCTGGAGCATTCTTCTGTAGGAAAGTAGAACTTCCTGCTGAGGGTGATAAAGCAGATTTCTGGATACATTAGGAAATTATGGAGATTTGGAAAGTATTGGTAGTAACAGTGGTAGTTGTAATAGCTCTATGTGGGCTTATTTACACTATCCACTTGTTAAGTTGTGAGCAAAAGAAGAGAATCTATGTCTATCCTAAGACCAAGAATCAATATTATGCTAAAGGTATAGTAAAGATGAAAGACATGGATAGTGGGGAATGGATAGATGCAGTTCTCTATATGAGTCTCAAGAATGGTCATTATTATGTCAGGGAAAAGAGACAGTTCCTTGACAAGTTTGTAACATTAGAAGATTGGGAGGAAAGTAATAATGGGAATGTTAAAAGTAGGTGATAAGGTCATATATGAAGGAAAAAAGAGTTTATACTTTGATGTAGGCAAGTGTTATACTGTAACTAAAATAAAAAATACCAGTATTTATTTAGTAGATGATACTAAAGAAGAGCATGAATGGGAGTATAATTATTTCTTCAAAAGCTTCTCATTACCCAATACTCTTCAAGTGTCTCAGACTCAAGAAGATGTTAGAAGCTATAATGTAGGACAATCTGATTATGCTAAACATAAAATTCAACCTTGGGATATATGGTTAGAATATAATCTAAATCCTTGGGATGCAGATATTGTTAAAAGGATACTTAGAACTAAGGAAACTGATAGTAGAAAACTTGACTATGAGAAGATAATTCATATAGCTAAAGAGAGAATCAGACAATTAGATGCAGGCTATGAGTAAGATAATCTTATGTAGAGGAATACAAGGCTCAGGTAAAACTACTTGGGCTAAACAATGGGTACTTGAAGACCCAGAGCATAGAGTAAGGTTCAATAATGATGACATCAGAAACATGCTTGGTAAATACTGGGTTCCAAGTAGAGAACATCTTGTATCTGATATAAAGAAAGACTTCATAGTAAGTGCTATGGAATTTGGATATGATATTGTTGTTGATAACATGAATTTCAATCCAAAAGAGATAGAATACTATGAAAACTTAGTTGATAGTACCCTTGGTTATATGAATTGTTACTCAATAGAGTATAAAGATTTCTTTATACCTCTTGAGGTGTGTATTGAGAGGGACTCTAAGAGAGAGAATCCTATTGGTGAAGAAGTAATAAGAAAGACTTATGAAAGGTATAAAACAATAATTGAAGGATGATTATAGCAGTGGACTTTGATGGAACTTGTGTTACACATGAGTTCCCAAGAGTAGGAGCAGAGATAGGAGCAGCAGAAGTCTTAAAAGAATTAACTGATAAAGGTCATAAGATTATACTGTTCACTATGAGAAGCCATCAGTTAGATGGAGCAGAAGAAACAGAGGAGTTTGGCTATGGCAAGACTAAGCCAGCTAAATTACCCAGTGATGGGTTGCAGGATGCAATAGACTGGTTTAAGAAGCATGATATTCCTTTGTTTGGTGTAAATGAAAATCCAACTCAAAAGGATTGGACTTCATCACCTAAACCTTATGCACACATCTATATTGATGATGCAGCTTTAGGAGTTCCCTTGAAACATAGTTATATTTCTGATAGACCTTATGTGGATTGGGATATAGTTAGATATTATCTTCATGCAAAGGGTATATTATGACATTGAATGAAAAGATAGGTGTCATTCTAAAACAACACAAGGAAGGAGAGGAGTTCTTCAATGCTCTTGACTTTATGATTAAAGGGGATAGAAGCATACTTGAAGACTTCCTCTCATTCTTTATGAATGATGCTGGAAGAAACTTGGAATTGCCTGATACAGGCTTAATTGTGAGTGGAGGATTTGGTAATGCCATTATGACAATGTATGGTGACAGATTGACTGAAACTTTCAGAGAAGTAATTGTCACTAATGGTGGTATCAGATTGGGTAATGAAGCAGCTATATTCAAAGATAAGTTGCTTAGTAAGAACTGGATATTCATTGATGATTCCTATTATTTAGGAAGAACAAAAGCTGGTATTTCAGTTGCTTTGAGAAAGATTAGACCTGATGCTTCACTCTGTGAGACTTATGTTATCTATGATGGAAGTATGGGTAGAGTGGATAAAGTAAAAAGTATGTATAGATATAATAAATGAAAGAATTATGAATTTTGGAGAAGCATTAGAAGCCTTAAAAAATGGTGAGGCAGTTCAGAGAGAAGGGTGGAATGGAAAAGGATTATTTGTTATTAAACAAGTTCCTGCTCAGATAGGTAAGGATATTATACCTAATATGCAAAGTTTACCCCAAAGGGCTAAAGATATCCTTATGAATAGAGAAGCTAATTTTATTAATTACACTAATCAAATGCTGATAATTAATCTTGATGGAAGGGCAGATTCTTGGGTTCCTTCTTCATCTGATTGTTTTGCAGAAGATTGGGAAATAGTTTGAGATTATGGTAGTAAAAGGAATTTATTGTACCCCAGACAATATAGTCCCTAATAGAGATAGGGTAGATGTAGGATGTGCTCCTGATGGAGCAATGCAACTCTGGGTTATGGAATATGAAGTTACTGGTATAGGTAAGGGATGTGCAATGTGTAAGGCTATTAATCCTCAACAGGCAGAAATACTCTTGAAGAGTAATGGTATATATAATGGTACTCCACATCTATATAAAGTAACAAGGATTGAACAAGTAATTGTACCTCCTTGCAATGGTCTTATGGCTGAACAAGTGGTAACTTATAAAGATGTAGTATCATGAATAAGAAACTTAGGTTATTAGTAACAACTAAATGTCCTAACAAGTGTCCCATGTGTTGTAATAACTCATGGGATTTTTCATCTTTACCAGTAGTGGATAGATGGAACTATGAGGAGATAATGATTACTGGAGGAGAACCTTTGATTCACACTAATAAAGTAGCTGAATTAATAAGGTCTATTCGAGTTATTAGTGAGGTTTATACAGATATTCCAAAGGTATATGTGTACACTTCAATAGCTGCTTGGGATAGAGTAAGGACTATATTAGCTTATGCAGATGGTATAGTCTTGACTCCTCACAGTCAGAGTGATATTGATAAGTTTGTGGAACTGAACAATATGATGCAAGAGGTTAAGGAAACTAAATCTGATTTCATTAAAGGGAAATCTCTTAGACTTAATCTCTTTGCTGATATGAAACTTCTCCTTCCTGAGCATATTGATTTGTCACTATGGAATGTCAAGGAAATGGAGTGGGTGAAGGATTGTCCAGTACCTCAAGGTGAGGACTTTAGGAGAATTAAAGAACTTTGGTGATGAAGCAATTTACACATAGAGAGTTTGTTAGGGTGGTAGTGGCTAATGGTTTTTACTATGATAGACATAGTGGAGACCATGCTATCTACCTTAATGAAAAAGGCAGACATATTAGCATCCCATTAAAACTTGAAAGTGTAATTGCTCGCAGATTAATCCAAGAGAATAATTTAGAGATAAATATTAAGAAACTTAAAAAGGAAAAGAGGATGAATAATGTACCATTAGGGGCTAATGAAGACCCCAGAGCACCTTGGAATGCACCTCTTGATGTAAAACATAAGAGGTTTGTGAGTGTAACCATATCATATTATGATGAGGTTGAATTACCTCCAGATGCAGAGGAGGAACAGATTAAGGAAGCCTTTCATAAAAAGGTAGAAGATGCTGAGTTTCCTAAAGAGTTTGATATTGATGAAGTTGTAGTAATAGATGATTAAAATATGAGATTAATTAAACCAAGTTTTTCTATTTGGGACCAACAAGAAGGTCTTGAAGGAGTTTATAAACAAATTGAAAGGGCAGGGAGAGTATGTTATAAATCAGAAGATAAGATAACAGAAAACTCTGCTAAGGAGTTCGTAGATAGGATGATTAAGTCAGGTCATGGTGCTATGCTGGAACATGGTACAGTGTATCTTAAAATTCCTTATGGAACTATGGATGATAGAGGAGAGTTCTCTAATGAACCTATAGTTATAAAGTATATAGACAATCCTTACTCTGTAGTAATGAATAATAGTGAGAATGACTATTGGTATATAACCAGTAATTATAGAGTTATTATAGAAAATGAGTGGATTGATGACCTACAATACCTGTGTGAACCTACAGAGTTCCATGCAAAGAGAATTACTGTTCACTTTGTATGTGACAGAGGAGTATCCCATGAATTTGTAAGACATAGAGTAATGTCCTTTGCTCAGGAAAGTACAAGATATTGTAACTATAGTAAGGATAAGTTTGGTAATGAATGTACTTTTATTATACCATCTTGGCTAAATGATTTTCCAGAATGTATAATTAGAGATTCTATTGGTGGATGTATGTACCCCAGTGATTACTATAGAGAAAATTTAGATGGAAGTTTTAGAGGAAACGTCATATTTATGACACATACTAAATATTTAATAGACTCTTTGTTTAGAGCTGAAAAAAGTTATAATAATCTAATTAACTCTGGATGGAAACCTCAAGAAGCAAGAGCTGTATTACCTAATAGCTTGAAAACAGAGCTGGTAGTAACTGGTTTTGCAAGTGATTGGGAACACTTCTTTGAGTTGAGGGATGCAGGCAGTGCTCATCCTCAAGCAAGAGAACTGGCACATCCATTACACATGGAGTTTTTGAGAAGAAATTATTTGGTGGATTTATATGATGAAGCCAATCCTGATTAATAACTAAAAAAAAAAACAATGGCATTTGGAAGTAAGAAACAAGCAGTTATTGCGAAGCCTTCATTTAAGGAAAGGCTGACTGGAGTAAAATCAGTGTTTAAGAAAGCACATGAAGATGCTTCAAAATTGAATGCAGAAATGCAGGCAGACATTGACAGTAAGAAACAAAAGGTAAAACTCCTTGAGGATGAAATAGGTTTCATCTCTGAAACTCAGAAAGAAGCTCAAGAGTTTATGTCAAATCTTGAAAAGTTCATTTAATGAGAACAAATTTAATTAAGACAAAAGAGCTACCTAAAGTAGTAGAGCCATCTACTACTGATGGTATGCTTGACATGGTAATTGCATTTGATACAACTGGCTCTATGTCAGCTTATATTAATGCAGTAAAGACCCATGTGAAGGAGTTGGTTCCCAAATTATTCAGTTCTAATCCTGATTTAAGGATTGGTATAGTAGCATTTGGTGACTATTGTGATATGAGGAGCAAGGATAACTTTGGTAAGGCTTACCAAGTATTAGACCTTACTAATGATGAAAACAAAATCATCAAGTTTATTAATGAAGCTCAGGATACAAGTGGTGGGGATGGTGATGAATTCTATGAATTGGTCATTAAGAAAATCACGGAGGAAACTGCATGGAGAGAGGGTTCTACTAAGGCAGTATTATTAATTGCTGATGCAGCACCTCACAAGGTAGGTTACAGCTACAAGGGTATTATAAGTAATGCCCAGATTGATTGGAGAGAAGAAGCTAAGAAGGCAAGTGAATTAGGTATCAAATTTGATACCATGACTATTGACCCTATGTATGTTGAATGGTATAAAGAGCTTTCTGCCATGACAAATGGTGTAAGTGTTCCTTTCAAGAATAGTGGTAAAACTTCTCAAGTGATTGAAGCTGCTGCATTAAGTAGAGGTGGAACAAGGACAAAAGCTATGTATATGGCTACTATGGATTCTGTAAAGGATGATGTAGAATTAAATGCAGTATATACTGCTTATTCAAAAGAAGTAACAGATTAAAATCAAGAACAATGAAAATCAATATTAAAGAAATAGCAGTAGGTGATGTATTCTCAGAAGAGTCACATTACATTGTTGAAGAGATTGGTAAAGATACAATCAAATTCAAGCATACAGAGAGTGGAAAGTCAGTAACATTAGGTTATGGTTATGTTCAAGACCTACTTAATACTTCTGACCAGTATGACAAAGAAGTAAAAGTGACTAAAGAAGATAAGAAAGATGGTACTCTGGGTATAAGGACAATCTTTGAGGGTATCAAATCTTCTGAGGTATTCACTGTTGTGTTCCAAAAGCAGGATAAAGCTAAGACCAAGAAGCAATATGAAGCTGAGAGGGAAGCACAAAGACAAGAGGCTGTAGCTTTGATTGACAAGGCTAAGAAAGCTAAGAAGTCAATGGCTGTAGCTTATAAAGAAGCTCTGGAACACATTCAGAATAATCCTATTAAGGACTTCATTGAAGGAGAAGATAGGGTACTGAGAGGCTACAAGATGCAGTTTGTATCAAGGGATGGTAAGTACAAATGTATGGATATGGATATTGAAAGAAATTCCAAAGAAGATGGAGTCAGATTAGTAAATATAAATACAATCAAACAACTTATCTTCAATGGTGTTAAGTATGTAGTTGAGTAACAGTTAGGGGAGCTAAGTCTCCTCTTTTTTATTTTTAAAGAGTTTGGTTTACCTCTCAAAAAGAAAACCCTTAATAACTTGCATATTAAGAAAACAACCTTTATATTTGCACATAAATTTAATTATAAATCTATAACAAGATGAGTAAAAGATGTATCACAACTAATTCTACAATAGAAGAATTGGCTGCTAAATTACAGGGTGAAACTATAGAATCAGTCAAGGGACTTGTTGAGCTATGGCAAGACAAGAATAATAAGGACTGGGACACTTATCCTACTGCTTCTGAACTAAATAACTTTAGGGCAGAATTAAGGAAAGGTAAGGATGAAATGATAGAGGCTTTAGATAAAGCACTTTCACCTGCATTTGAGGCTCCAGAAGGAAAGAAGGTAGACACAAAATTTTCTACCTCTGGCAACAATTCTTACCCAAGAAGGACAAGAGAGAATGCTAATTGGTCAGATATAACCATAGCTTTGGCTCAAGACTTTAATACTGCTGGAGAGAAGCTGACTAAAAATGCTGCTAAAAATAAGTATGTTTCTTCTATATTATCTACTGAGTCTAATAATGCTTCAGAAATAGCTGAAAATCTTTATAATCAGATTAAAGCTAAAGGAAAGGTAGATAATCTAAAGATTAACATAGCTGGAAATGGAATTTATAGTATGAGCCAAAATCAAGCATACTATAATGACTTAGTGACTCAGATATTAGAGGAGCTTCAGAACAAAGGAGTTACTATAGCTGAGATTAGAAGTGGAGGTCAAACAGGTATAGATGAGGCAGGTATTATTGCAGCACAGAGGTTAGGAATACCCAGTGAAGTTCATTCTACTGCTAATTTTATGTTTAGAGATAAATCTGGAAAAGATATATCTGATGAACAGGCATTCAAGAGTAGGTTCTCATTTTCTACTCCTTCAAGACAAGAAGAAAGACTGGGTGATGCCTTTGATACTCCAATAATTTCCACTGTGGAAGAACAAGCTAAAGTAGATTTAGACTTTGACCCAAGAACAAGAAGAGACAGGGTTAGTCTGATTGCAAGATTCTTTAGCAATGAAATAGATACAGCACTGCAAGAACACAATGATACTCTTAATAAGAGAATTGCTGATGCTGAAAAAGAAGGTGATGTACTTGCTGTCAATGAATTGAAAGAAGAGTTAGCAACTCTTGATAGATTCAAGATAATCAAGTTATATACACCTGCTGGCTTATTTAGTAGAGTAAGGGATTATTTCAATAACTATATACTTGACTCTGAGGAGAATAGGATACAATCAGAACTGAATATAATCAATAGTATGAAAGGTTCTGAAAGATATAGTGATGAACAGAAGTATGAAGCTGCAAAGAAGAAAGCATTATATAAGACTAATGCTTATCAGAAAGTAGTAGATAACTTCAAACCTTTGGCTGAGGAAGCAAGTACTATACTAATAGCTACAGAGGGGATTAGGATTGACCCTAATTATATTGCCCCTAAAGATGCCAACCTTAATAATGATACTCCAGAGGGAGATAGTGCAGTAGATACACAAGCTGATGATTTTGTAAAGGATGAGGCTTTCAAGGATGGATGGATGACTAATTATAGGGAAGTAAGCTCTCATGAGTCTTTAAGTCAGGAAGTTAGAAAGGTAATCAGAGAGATACCCCAACTTGACTACAGAGGAAAGTATGATAAGGATGATTTAGGAAATCTTAGATTTCTTGATGCAGACTATGTTCATGCAACCCTTATAGATAAGCTCAGAGATATGATTACATCTGATGATATGTTACCACTTCTGGAGACTCTGGGTAATACCAAGCCTTGGACTAAGCAAATAGTCAAGAAGCTACAGGCTGAACCCAAACTATTCAGTCAGTTCTATCAGGATTTCAGAAAGGACTTTATGCCTTACTGGATTCAGAAGAAGAAGCTACAGGCTGATGGTACTTTCAAGATGGAAACTATTGCTATCAATAAGCCTGAGGGTGTCTATTATCTACTTGATGAATGGAGGGATAACTATGAGAATGGTAATCTGCTTGATGATGATAGTATCTATGACAAGAATGGAGACTTGAATCTTGAGAATGCAGAGAATGGTCTTAAATGGACTGAAGCTCTTAATAACAGATTTACCAATCTTAGTACAGAACAAAGGTTGGAACTTCTACAGGATGAAAAGGTTTGGAAGACATTGAATAAGCTCCTTAATATGATTGGTATCAATGCTAATCAAGGTGTATTATTGGATGCTCTGACCAATATAAAGCAATATGAAGGTGGTACTGCAACAGACCCAATTATGTTGCTTCTTCCTCAATTAAATATCATATTCAGTGGTGTAAAGAAAGGTGAGGTTAAATCTGAGACTCTTGAAGATGGAACTGAAAAGAGAGGGGATTTGATAAATACATTTGGTTCTGCTTACAATAGCATAGCTATGATGCTTGCAGAAGTAACAGAAGATGCCATTGAAAGTAGTGTGAGGGAAAATGATAAGTCATACTATAGCCATGTTACTCCTAACTATCTTGGCAAGTTGATTAAACAGCTTAAGAATGTTATGGGTAATGAAGCAAGGTTCAAAGAGTTTGTTGAAAATGAATTCGGACAATATGAATGGTTCTATAAGGATGGTAGATGGAGAAATGACTGGATTGAGCAACTGGTAAATAACCCTGAAATGAGAAGAGGATTGAGCCATAAGGTTCTACTTAACTCAGATAAGGTTGCATATCAGAACTGGGATGATTTGGATTATACCTTAGTATTACTGACAGAATACTTTGGAGACCCAGATAACAGTAAATCTGATATTCAATGGGCTAATTACCATGTGCCAATTCTTTCAGATAGTCCTTCTGCTGAGTTCATTAGATTCAGGAAGTATGACAATCATAGCATCATTGGAGAAGATGGTGAGTATATGAAGTATGATGATATTATCCTTGATAGGATGGTTGATTTGGTTAATCAAGAAGTAGATAGAATAGCTCTTGTAAACCAAAGGGATGTTGAATATCAAAAGGGTAATCCTAACATTGCTCCTATTGCAAACTATGATATAATCAGAGATGAGGAAGGGAAAGTTAAAAGTAAAGGAGGTTCTGAGTTTAAGTTCCTTACAGCTCTGAATGATGTAAGATATGACAATGGTGAGACTTTCCTTGATAGGTTCCAGAGAATCCAGAATGAAGGAACTGGTGCTGAGTTAAGAGAGTTCATCAGAGAGTCAGTAAGAGAAGCTCTTGATAATGAGTTTGAACAGACTTACAGAGAATGGGCTAAAGCTGGTTTACTTGAAGAACTGCCTAATGGTAAGTACAAATATCTTGGAGTAATTGGTGTAAATGCTGGTCAAAGTTCTTATAACAGGAATACAGCAACTTCTTTGAACAATGCAAAGAAGGCTCTTGAAGGAATGTGGACTACAGAGATGGATATTCTTTTAAGGGATTACAACAACAATAATCCAGTAGATGATAGAAGAGCAACTACTCTTTTTGAAAGTATTAAGGACTTGTTGAGAGAGAAGATGGTGAGAGGTGAGATTACTGCTAAGGAAATGGATAGTATCAATAGAAATTTGGTTATTAGAAATAATGCCAAAGCTAAGTTGAGAGAGTATTTCTGGAATAGTAAGTTTGCTACATCACAAATCATTGAACTCACTACAACTGACCTTGCTTTCTATAAGAATATAGAGGACTTCCAAAAGAGATATAAGGAGGTTCATGCTCCTGTTCTCAGACTTAATACCAACTCTAAGTATGGTAGAAAGGAAGAGAGGACTATTTATCTAAAGGATGATGAGATTGTATCCTCTGCACTTGATGATATTGCAACTGTACTTGATGAAAGAGTCAAGAAAGGTGAGATGTCAAAGAGAGACAGAGATTTAATCTTGAATAAGTTCAGAGAGGTAAATGTGGCAGATGCTCAGGCTTACAGGTCATTAAGTTCTTACAGAGCTATTCTTGATATGTCTGGTCAGTGGACAGATGATATGCAGAGAGCCTTTGATAACTTCCAAAATGGTAAGTGGGATATGGCTGATTTCAATATTATCTGGCAGACCAAGAAACCTTATGTGTACACTCAGGTGAATAATATGAGTGGAGTTCAAGGTCATACAGGCATTAAGACACCAGTTCAACATAAGAACTCAGAGTTCCTTCTTATGGCTATGCACCAGTTAGTTTCAGGTCCACTTGGTAAATCAGGTAAACTTGTGGCTATCAATGAGTTCATGGAAGAGAATGGAATTGATGTAGTTCAATTTGAATCAACTACTAAGGTTGGGAAACAAGGTGTAATTGACCTGAATAATGTCAATACTAAGGAAGATGTCAAGTCTGTACTTAAGAATGCCACTACTCAGAATGGTGTTGAGAATCCTAATGTAGTTCATAAAGTAAGCTATGAGGATTATGGTATTCAGACTGCAACTCCAGAACATGCTATTGATGCAGTTCAGTTAGTTGGTACTCAGATTAGAAAGCTGATTACAGCAGATATTAGTCCAGATGTTAAGATTGATGTAAATGGTAGGGAAATGTCTAAGCAGGAATGGTTAGATATGTATAATGCTATTAACACTGAGAATATCATTCAGGCTTTTGCTGATGTAAATGAAATCTTTAAAGACCCCAAACAGGTTGAGAAGATACTTCTTGAGGAATTAAGAAGTAATCAAAGATATGGAATTGATATGATTAGAGCTTGTACTCTCAATGAGAAAGGACAATTCAATATTCCATTATTTGACCCTGTACAATCCCAAAGAGTACAGACATTGCTGAATAGTATTATCAAGAGTAGGATTACTAAGCAGAAGATTAGAGGAGGAGCACTTATTCAGGTGTCTGACTATGGTCTTACTGATGAATTAAAGATTGTTTTTGAAGGTGAAGGAGAGAACAAGAGAATCAAATATCTCGAAGTTTATATGCCAGCATATAGTAGGAAGTTCTATGAACCTCTTATGAAGGCAGGTACTCATGAACTGGATGTAAATAAATTACCAGACAGCTTGAGAAAGTTGATTGGTTATAGAGTTCCAACAGAGGACAAATATTCAATGGCTCCTCTTTATATTAAAGGTTTCTTACCCCAGCAAAATGGTTCTGCAATTATGCTTCCAGCAGAGATTACTACCCTAAGTGGTTCTGACTTTGATGTGGATAAATTGTATATTATGCTGCCTGAGTTCAAGATAACTCCTAAATATAATAGAAGACAGTTTGTTAATGATTTGGTTGCTCAATTGACACAAGGAAAAGCTGTATCTCCTGAAATGTTGAAGGAGTATAGACAGAGTGTAAACAGAGCCATAGATGATGGTAGGAAAGCTCCTAAGGATAGTCAGGAATACAATCTCTGGAAGACATATGAAGCTAATAGAGAGAAGTATAGAGTATCTTCTGAGGACAAGATTGAGAAGATTGAATATGACTTTAGCAAGTCTCCACAAGAGAATAGTCTTGAAGCCAGAAACAATCTACTGATTGATATGATGTGGGGTGTTCTGACTAATGCTGACACTGCTTCAAAGATGCTTAACCCCGGTGGTTTTGATTATCAGAAGAAGTCTGCAAGAATAATTAACATTCTACAATCCAGTAGAGAGTCTGAACTAAGAAAGGAACTGAATATTCCTGAAAATCAAAGTACTCTTTCCAAGTTACAGAGTATGGATTTAAAGAAACTTGACAAATTGGCAGAGAAGTTCAAGAAAAAACTTGACCCTCTTAACCCAAGAACTCAAGTTCAACTTCATCAGCAGAATATGACTGGTGCAGCATTGATTGGTATTTATGCCAACCATAATGCAAACCATGCTTTGATGCAACATACTGAATTAGGTCTTGATACTGAGAATGGCTCTTTCTTACTTAATGGTAAGAGACTGACTTCTCTTCATGGTCTGATGAATGACAATAAGGAGTATATCTCAAGGAATAATGCAGGTTTCCTTGCTGCATCTGTGGATAATGTAAAAGACCCTGTGCTTGCTTCATTGAATCAGAATACATTCACTGCTGATGCCTCAATGCTTTTAAGTAGGCTTGGCTATAATCCTGTTGAGATTGGTTTGATTATGTCACAACCAATTGTAATGGATATTACCAATACCTATTTTAGAGAGAGTAGGGAAGGCAAAGGAAAGGACACAATCATTGATGAAGTCATTGAGAACTATAAGAAAAGGGCTGCAATGATGGAAGATGTAACCTATGACAATTATAAATCTAATAAGTTCATGGCAGATGAATTGGCAGACAATATCATTCTCCAGAAGGAAGTAGAGGAATTGAGTGATAGGACACAGATATCTGACTACAGAAAGGTTGAGTTCTATAAGAAGCAAGTGGCTGCTGGCTATTTATTCAAGAGAATAATGGGCACAGCAGATGCTTTAGGACAGTTAGTTCAAGCTACAAGAGCAGATACCCAAGGTGGTGCAGCAGGTCCTACTATTGCAGATACACAGATTAAGATACAGAAAGTTGATGACTTCCTGACTAATGTGGTTTTAAATGAAAACTCCCCTTTAACTGGTGCAGATGTTATTATGCCTTTCAGTATGAAAGGTATGGATATTGACCAGATAAGAGAGAGGTTATTAAGTTCCCCATTACCCTATTTACAAGCATTCTTTAGTCTTGGTATTGACCAAACACAAGAAATGTTTAGTAGATATTTCCCTCAGTTCACTTCTTCATTCAGAGAAGTAATTGATGGTAAGGAAGGGTTGAGAGGCTTAAGACAGTACACTAAGACAGGCAAGTTAAATGCAAAGACACTCAATAACATCTACAATGATTTGTTAGCTTATATTATGTCCAAGACATCATTCTTTGGGCAAGAAGCTAACCTAAGAGCAGATGATAAGGTTACAACATCCAGTGATAAGAGAAGGGATTTCATCAATAATTTCCCTGATTATTTCAACAGAACATTGAGTGAACATCCTGAAATAGCTGAACTTGAGTTTGTTAAGAGATTAAGAGTAATAAGGGCTAACCAAAACAATCCTGTAGATACAGTAGTATTTAAGAATGTTGGTCAGTTAAGTCCTACTCTTAGGGAAAGATATATGAGAGACTGGCAATCATTGTTATATATGGGTCCAGAAGCTCAGGCTTTAGCTCTTAATTTATTCAGATACAGTTATTACAGAAATGGATTTGCATTTGGACCTTCTACTTTCATTCATTTAGCACCAACTGCCATTAGACAGTCTGTTCCAGAGTATATTGATACACTGAGGGGATTGTTGGAAAGTGAGGATGATTACAGTCAGTTTATTGACCAGTACATCTACAATCACTTGGATAACAGACAGTTGGTTCCTGAGGTTCCCACAGAGGCTTCCACTTCTTTTACTAATGAACAAGGTGATGCTTTGGATATGGTTAAAATAACCATTGATACTGAATCTAACAGTAGTGATAAGAAGATAATAAGGAAGAGAGAGGGGATAGGAGAGGAAACAACCTATGACTTCTTTAATTACATAGCAAGAAGATATAAGGGAGGTACAATATATTACAGGCTTACACAAGCTGATAATGTACAACCTAATGTAGCTGTGTATGAAAGGATAGACCCACTTGGATTCAAGAACAGTTTCATTGAGTATGAATATGGTAAGGATGTTACTGAAATGAAGTCAGTAATTGATAAGAATGACAGGGATTATACTCCTAATGTAAATCAGGATATAACAGCCTATCAGGAAGCTGATATTGATTATGACTCCATGCCAGAATATCTTAACTATGATTTCTCAAGTCTGACTCAAGATATTGCAAGTGAGGCTTTCAGTCAGGTGTATGGTGCTCCACTTGAAGTGAATGAAGGGAAAGCAGATGATATTAATTCTATTAGTCCTAATACTGAGTATGAGGATGCAAACAATGATAAAATCTGTGGTGCAAATACATTATATGAATTATAGATATGGCTAAGAAATGTGCAATAATTCCTCAAGTGAGGAACAGTAAAAATGAGGTAGTAAGCAGCAGGTTATTTAAAGACCTGCTGGCTTATGCCCCTAATAGACAGGAGGCAACAAGAATATACCTCATTACAAAGAGTAGTGACTTTATTACTAATTGGAATCCAAGGTTACAGATGGATGAAAATGGTGAACCTACTCTAAGCAGTCTCTTGAAGAAAACTAATCTAAGAAGTATTATTGATGAGCAGAAGATTCTAAAGAACCTTAATGAAGAGATTGGTCATTACCATAAGACAGGTAGAGCTAAGTTATATCTGAACAATGATGAAAACTATAGAATGTTAGTCCAAAAGGCTATTCAATTCAACACTCAGTCAGAGTTTAGAGAAGACTATGTTGCATCTGTTGAGAAGGTATGGGACAATGAAAGTAATAGGGTTTATATCAGTCCTTTTGTCAGAGTAAGAAACAAGATGAATAGTCTTGAAGCTAACAATATGCAGTATAATTACACTCTTAATAATAGATTGAGAGAGATATTAGCTGCTAATGGCATTGGGATAGGTGCTCTTACAGACTTGGAACAGAGAAGAGGAGTGGCAGGAGTAACAGACTTTAGTCAAGCCAGAGATGCTGCAACAGGTATAATTGAATTGATTAGACTTGCTGATGGTATTAAAGGTGAGAGAGCATTACCTGAGGAATTTGCTCACTTTGCTATTGAGGCAATGGGTGATAATCCTCTTATCAATAGATTGGTTAATCACTTAGCTAATAATAGTTTAATAGGTGAGATATTAGGTGATGATTATGCTACTTATGATAGTCTTTATAAAGGTGATGAATCAAAGTTAGCCAGAGAAGCTGCTGGTAAATTACTTGCTAAGCACTTACTACAGTCTGAACCTATCCCCTCTTCATCTTATAAATCCCTTCTGGAGAGGTTTATCAATGCTGTAAAAAATTTCTTTAGAGGATTAGGGGCTTCACAGTTCCAAAAGGCAATGCTTGAAGCAGAGAGTAGCTTTAGTAAACTGGCTGGTGATATTCTTACTGGACAGATGGATGAAGCTATTAATGTTGAGAACATTAGTACCTCCGAGGCTTTCTATTCCACTACTGAAAGGGTAGATAGGGATAAGGCTTTGTTACAAAAGATTATAGACAATGAGTTGAAGAGGCTCAAGATTTATGAAAAGAGAAATCCTAACAGTCAATTTAGTGCCAATCAGAGGTTATTAATAGACAGGTTAGAGCTTGAATTAGCTGATAATAGTGAGATTGAAGGTATCTATATGTTCCTTGATAATGCACTTGAAGAACTAAGGAAAGTAAGTAGTAGGCTTGAGGTATTGAGAAATACTCCTGCAACCAATCTTAATGAAAGGGCTGGAGTACTCAGGGACATCAGGAACTATATGTACAGTTATAAGAGGATAGCTGATTCAGTAAGAGAGGCTCTAAGAGAGGAAGAGAAGTCCACAGACAATAGATATGGTCAAAGGGTAAGGGTTGCATTAGATAATGTCACTACAATGCTTAATGACCTTGCAGTGGACTATAATACAATCTCTATGCCTTTATTTGTTGATTTCATCAAGCCTTTTGTAGGAGATAACCTTGTGGTTCCATTTGGAAAGTACAAAGGAAAGACTCTTAATGCAGAAGAGTTAGTTAAAGTAGCTGATGAGGATATTTCTTTCTTTGACAGATGGCTGGATAGTATGGCTGATTCATCTGATTATATGTTGAAGATTATGGACCAAGCTGTTAAAAAGAGCAAGGAGCAAGCCAGATTGAAGACTATTGATATTCAGAAGGAACTACAAGCTGCCACTATTAAACTTGAACAGGCTGGTGTAAAAGACACTGAGTGGATGTTTGAGAGAGATAGTAAAGGTAATCTGAGTGGTAATTATATCAGTGAGATAAACCATGCTCTATTCAGAGAGAGAATGAGGACTATGTTCCAAAGTCTCAATGAAAAGTATGGCAGAAATCCTGTAGGAGAGAATGCTGATAAATACAATGAAGAGAGACAGAACTGGTTTAATGCCAATATGGAGACTGTAGATGGAGTTAGACAACCTAAGAAATCCATTTATGAAAGTATGGAGTTCAGAAGGCTAAACAAAGCCCAGAGGGATTATTATACTACTGTAATGGATATTAAGGCTAAACTTGATGCCTTACTTCCTGATAAATATACAAAGCTGAATAGTGCTGTAAAGATTAGGAAAGACTTGGTTGAGAGGGTTAAAAGCTCTGAAAGTGTTAAGTCTGGTGCTCAACAAGTTTGGGAAAGTATCAAGGATAATTTCATTAGAAGAACTGATGATACAGACTTTGGAGATAAGGCAACTGTAAAAGACTTTGAGGACAGAGAGGTACAAATGTTACCTATCTACTTTACAAAGCTCAAGAAGGGAGAAAGTGCTAATGACTTATCTACTGATATAGTAGGCACTATGACTGCTTATGCAGCAATGGCTAATGACTTTGATGAAATGAATAAGGTCATTGATGTTCTTGAAGTAGGTAGAGATATGCTTAGAGAAAGACAAGTCACTCAAACAGAAGGTGGTAAACCTATGGTTGAGAAGTTTAAGGCAGTAGGTAGAAAGGTTGAAAGTAAATTAACCAAGACAGGAGACAAGTCAAGGTTTATGGAAAGACTGAATGACTTCTTTGAAATGCAGGTATATGGAAGATATATGGCAGATGAAGGAACATTTGGTAAGACTAATATTGACAAGGGAAAGGTAGCTAACTTTATTAATAGAATGACTTCTATGAATAACTTGGCATTGAATATCCTTTCAGGTATCTCCAATATAGCTACTGGTAAAGTGATGATGAGAATTGAGTCTTTCTCAGGAGAGTTCTTTAATGAAAAGAATACTTTAAAAGCTGATAGAACCTATGGTAAGGAATTACCATCATTCTTAGCTCAGTTAGGTGATAGGGTAAAGACCAATAAGTTAGCTTTATGGGATGAACTATTCAATGTAATGCAGGAATATGAACAGGATACAAGAGAAGTCAATTTTGACAGGAAGACTTGGTTCAGTAGAATGTTTGGTACATCAGCTCTATTCTTTATGAATAATGCAGGTGAACACTGGATGCAGAATAGAACTTCTCTTGCTTTGGCTGATGCTTATAAAATGAAGGCTCCTAATGGTAAGTTAGTAAGTCTATGGGATGCTTTTGAGGTTGTACCATTAGATAGTAGTAATAAGAAGTTAGGTGCTAAATTACAGCTAAAACAAGGTTATACTAAGGCTGATGGTTCAGCTTTTACTCAAGAAGATATAATCAAGTTCAGTAGAAAGAGTGCAGCTATTAATCAAAGAATGCACGGTATTTATAATAAAGCTGATAGAAGTGCAGTACAAAGATTGGCTATTGGTAGATTGGGTATGATGTTCAGGAAATGGATAAAACCTTCGCTCAATAGGAGGTTTAAATCAGCTACATATAACTATGACCTTGAAGCATGGACAGAAGGTTATTATCTTACTACTGGTAGGTTTATGAATGCTCTATTCCAAGACCTTAGGAAAGCTCAGTTTGATATTGCAAGTAAGTGGAATGAAATGACTCCTACAGAACAGGCAAATGTCAAAAGAGCATTAACTGAGGTAGCACACTTCCTTGCAGTAGCAGCAGCTATTGGATTAATAGAGTGGAGTGATGATAGGGATAGACCTTGGTTAGTCAAAATGATTGAATACCAATTGAGAAGATTATACACTGAATTAGGTGTTCTTACTCCAACTCCAGCAATGGTTGGTGAAGGTTTAAGGATATTAAAGTCTCCTGCTGCTGGTGTAGATACAGTAGAGAAGACTCTTAATCTTATTGACCTAATGAATCCAATGAACTATGAAACATTCAATGGAGAAGATGCAATACTTAAGTCTGGACCATATAAAGATAAGTCTAAAGCTCAACAGAGCTTACTTAAGTCTCCTCTTGCTCCTATGTACAATACAGTCATGAGAGGTATTTATATTGAAGACCAAATACCATTTTTTAAACAATAATTAAAAAAAAAAGTTATGAGTGATTTTAAAACAAGATGAGTAGAAGAACAAGTTCAACTTGAAGATAAATTAAGTAAGTTGAAAAGTTTTATTGAGGGTGACAAGTTTGAGAGTATTAATGATACTCAAAAAGCTTTATTAAAAGTGCAAGCTAATGCAATGAGTACTTATAATCAATGTCTGAAGGAAAGACTGGAAAGGTTGTAAACAATAAAGGGGAAGTAAATTAATACTTCCCCTTTTTATTTACACCTTAATAAAAAATTTAAACCTCATGTTTGAAGCTATGAACATCTGATAGCTTGCTCTCTTTCCTCTTGTGAGATAGAGTTCCACATTTCTTCTGTCCAACCTTTCTTTTCAAGTGCTTCCCTTGTCTCAGTCTCAATACTACTGAAATCCATTGAAGATTGTACTCCCTCCTGATTTCTCATCTCTTGAAGAGATGGTACTTTATAGGTTATGTTAGAGTAATGTCCCTCATTAATATTTCTGTAATATTCAGTAAGAGAAGGTCTTAGACTGTTCCAGTTAGTGACTTTAGCAAACAATTCCTTGAAGAAATTGATTATCTTAGTACCTAAAGATTGAGTGTCCTGAGACATCACATATTCCCTGAAACCTTCTGCCATTGCTTCTTCAAGTTGTGAGTTACTCAAGTCTCCATAAGTTTTCTTAGCTTCTTGAAGTAATTCATCTCTAAGTGTAGGTTCTGTGAGTAAGTGGAATACTGCATGAAATGCCTCATGATATGTAGTTCCCTCAGCAGCTATATCACTTAAAGTAATGATACCATCACTAAACTGACCCCATGCTAATGCACCAGTCTTAGCTACTCTGATAAGACCATTAGTAACTACCACTCTTTCACTCTCACTTAGTTGAGGTAGAACCTTATTTAACCAAGCTAACTCCTTATCTTTATCCCATATAGGTCTTGATAAATCATCAACTTGTCTTAATTCAAATTCTACATCAAACTCTTCATCAGTCTGGTTAATAGCCTGTTCTTTAGCTACTGTAGCTTGAGCACCACTTGCATTTGACTGATTAATAGTAGCAGGAATAATAGGCTTCTCAATCTTAACTGGTTCAGAAGAAGGAGTGTAAAGTATAGTACTTTCCTGAGACATATCTACAACTCTCTGAGGATTACCTTCCAGTATCTTCTTTATATTGTTCTTAGCCTCAGCCTCACTATATGACAGTACAGCATTCTTTACTAAAGCAATAGTATTACCATTAGGAAATACTGCATAGAAATCATTAGATGCAACATGTGCAGGTTGATTTCCAAAGCCTTTAGTAATATTAGGAACCTTAGTCATATATACCTCAACTCCATTCACCTTTCCAATAGGACTTAGATAACCTGTATGTAACTTTCCATCTCTCAAGAAGTAACCTACTTTACTGTCTGACATACTATAGTCTGGTAGAACATTGTTTATAGGTTCTCTTGTTTCAAATGTACTGTTGAATATAGGTAAGCTACTATTAGTATTACTCACTTCTGGAGTAGCTACACTACCAACTAAAGGAACATTCACAGATGAATCATAGTTAAGAAGAATACCCTTCTCCTTAGTTACTCTACTAACATTATCCTTGTTGTACTCAAGTACAAAAGGTAATATAGCTAAAGTAGTGATAGGAGTATGATATTGAGACTCAAATAGGTTCTTGTAAGCACTCAATTGTTTAGTATAATACTGCTCCTGACTCATTGTTTGGGTATTAGATTTATTCTTGAAATAATTAACCTTTCTACCATTCCTATCAACAAAGTCATAGAAGCTATATCTACTTGTCTTAACATCATATATCTTGAAGTTTCCATTAGCATCTACAGAGAGAATATCAACCTCACCAGCTACCCTGTTTCCATTCTCATACTTATTGAAGAGTACTATATTATTAGTAAGGAATGTTTCACCCCTTGCTTCAATATTACTCTTGATTTCAGTAAGAGAAGTAATCAAATCATTAAATGCCTGTTCAGACATATTACTTGGTTTAACTGGCATCTCACTTGATGTGAAGAAGTTCCTGATTACACTATCTACAGAAGTACCTGCATCCAATGCTCTTTGTGAATTAGTTCCAGACATCTTATCTCTTACTATATTCACAATAGTATCTCTACTTCTTGCATCTATCTTACCCTCAAAGGCTGTAAGGTCTACACCATAATGGTTACTTAAGTTCTTAAGATAGTTATTGAACTGTGTTATATTATCTGCATTCTTTGAGAGATTAACTCTTAAATTCTGTAGAGCTTTAGTCTGTGCAGGAGACTGGGTCCAATTACTTCCTAATACTGAATGTACCCTCTTATATTCATGGTATTCACCATCATCCTCAAGGATATAATAGAACTCACCATCAGTTCTTGTCTTATCAACCTTAGACTGGTTCTCTGCAATCTGGTCTATAACTTTCTTAGAGTCAGCTACAGTCTTCTTTCTATCAGCTAATTTCTGTTTGAATTTATCTGATGCAGCACCAGTTACATACTGACCTGTATTTCTGTTCAGAACCTTACCATTAGGGAGGAGGGTGATACCCCCCATCATCATAGAACCATTCTGAGCATCCCCATAGTTTTCTTGTATATAAGCCATATCAAGAATAGACTCTGGGAAAGAGTTAAGAGTTCTGCCATTATTATCTCTTACAGTATTTGAAGTCAAATCTACATGGTATGTAGTATTATCAAATGAAACTGTAGTTCCTGCAATAGCTCCTTCTGTACCTCCTACAGGAGTTTGTATCTTTCTACCTTCCTCAGCCTTAACTGATGCAGGATTCAGAGCTTGCTGTAAGTTACCTTGTATATCAAAGTAATCTGTTGTAAACCAGTTACTTTTTACACTGGCATCTATTATATTGGATGTCATTACTCCAGAAGAGAGTAACATGTTATTGTAGCCTCCCTTATTAAGCATACCTAAATTCACCTGTAATGGAAGATTGAATGCCATTAAAATGTTTTGTATTTCACTGGCTACTTCTTGTGAATCTCTTGTATCAGGCTGGGTTTTAACACCCTCTCCACCTAATTCATAGAGAACATTAGGGTCCCATCTTTCAGTTAAGAATACAGTTCTTGCATCTTCTCTTCTGACTCTCTTACCATCTATTTCATCATAGATTTCATTCTTATTTGCATCTCTCTGAACCTTGGTAAACCTGATACCATTACCATTCTTACCTTGTATATAGTCAATATGAACATCACCAATATACAGACTTCTTGCCAAGTCTTTTACTGCATTATTAACATCTTCCTCTGTAAAGGCATTAGCTAAAGCATCAATACTCTTCTTTATATTCTTGTATAAAGGAGTTGAATTAATAGTAACATCCTCTGGATTATATTCACTTTCATTGAAGTGCTTAACCCTTACAGCAGCAGGACTATATTTACCAGCAGCATTAGGAATAAGGATATACATCCTACCTTCCTTTTGACTCATATCCATTGGCTTGATAATTAAATCATCACTGATTCTACCATTAGTAGATAGAACACCATTCTTTACAATACCAAAGATAGAACTTGCACTTACATTAGGTATTTCTCCCATGTTTCTTTCTTCTGTACCATAAGGTATTCTACCAACCATTATCTGAGATACTCTTGTAGTAGGAGTAGCTATAAACTTCTTATCCTTTCCAGTCTGATTAAACTCTTCTTTTACTCTTTCAATAAGACCTGATAAACCTTCATATCTATCTACTACATACTGACTTTCATCTAATGAACCAACTATTTGGTTATTTCTCTTATCTACAATAAAGATTGTATGGTCATTAAACTCAGGGTCAATCATAAAACCAAGTTCATCACCTGCCTTTAGATTACCTTCATTTACATAACTGAAAGCTCTATTATCTCTAAGATAGTTATAAAGTTCATCAAAGTTTAAGTTCTCTTTCTCAGCAACTACTACATTGAAAGGTCTGAAATCTCCATCCTTACTTGCATTGATATGTAATTCAGGAATAGTAGGTCTATAATACTGCCTCTTACCCTTTGCATCCCTATCTAATGATTGAGGAGTAGGAGCATTTTCATTGGCTTTCTTATTTTCCTCAGCTACCATTTGAGGGGTAATGTTACCTACAGGAGGTTCATAAGTATCAACTGGTCCAGCATTAACTGGTGGAACTGTAGGTGTACCACTATCTCCAGTTGTGTCTTTTGATGTAGTACCTCTTGTACCATCTGTTTTCTCAACTGGCTTTAGATATTCAACAGGGAATCTTGCTTTGAATCTCTGGTCATTATTAACCTCACTCATTGCAGATAGAAGTCCATATTGAGCCTCAGCAAAATTCATCATATTCAAATCATCTGGCAGATTTTCATCATACAGACTTTCTGGATTATTAATGAATACTGAGTTAGGATTAGCCATTTCCTCAAGATTATTAGCATTTTCATGTTGAGTTCTAAGTAGCTCTTGTGCATTAGCTTTAGCCTCAGGAGAGATAGGTTGTCTATCTATTGCCCTACTTACTTCACTATTATACATTTGAACTTCCTTATAGTCCTTAGCCATCTTATTACCTTCATTCTCAAGTTCATCAAGAATTTGAAGTCTTTTAGATGAATCAGGCTCATTATTCAATGCTTCTCTAAACTCATTAAGGTTAGTAGCAGCTAATGCTGCATCCTTAGTCTTAGCTATTTCCTGTCTTTCATTTTCTCTTATAATATTCTCTCTTTGTCTCTCTTGTTTTTGTGCAAGAGCTTGAGGATTTCTAAGGTAAGTATCATACTTATCAATGAAGTCATTCCTTCTCTCAATCATTCTTTGTAAATCATCAAGTTCTTGAGTTACACCCTTAGAACTCAATATGGGAAATCTTTCAGAAATACTCTTTGAAGCTTTATCTAAGGCATCTACAAATTGAGAATTTTCTTCATCATTAAGAATTGCTGTTAATTGGGATGGACTTAAATTAGTAAGCATCCTTATTGCTTCTACATCCTTTCTTCCTGCTTCTTTTGTTGATTCTGGAACATCTAAATATATATCCCTTTCAACATCAGCAGCTATAGTTCTTAAAGATTCCTGTACCTCTTCAAATACATTCTTAAATCTATTCTCAAGATTATCAATATTTGAGAAGTAATAAGTCATTTCTTCAAGACCATCCTCATCAAAGTAATCTCCAATCTTAACTTGTAAGTCCTGACTAATCTTTCTGTAGTTATCTACAGCTTCCTTAGTTTCCTGAGTTTGCTTTTGAATCTGTTCAATTACTTCTGCATCAGTCATATTGTCATATACTGATGTACCAGTTTCCTGATTAGTAGTAAGTTGTCTTATTTGTTCAACATCTTCTTCTCTTATATTACCAGCTTCCTCAATTATATCATATAGGTCATTAATTCTTCCTGCTTTATCAAACATGATAACATCACTAATAAGCTGGTTATGTTCAGCATTCTTAAACTCAAAGTTATCATTATTATCAGCAGCTTCATCCATTTGCTTTTGATAAGTATTATGTCTGATAGCTGATTGATAGTAGTTAAGGAATTCAGGTGACTGTACTCTATTATTCAGTTGAGATACAATAGCATCATCTTGTTCACTTCTCTCTCTTATCTCCTGAATATCTTCCTTAATACCACCTTGCAGATACACTGGGGATTGGAAACCACCTTCACTATTCTTTGCACTTCTAAAGCCCGGAATACCTACTAAACCAGTTAAACCACCAATAAAACCTTCTTCCCATCCTTCAACAGTACCATAGGTTTGCTGTATAGCTTTTGCAGTAGCTTGTAGCCAGTCAATAGTTTCACTTTCTGCATCTGGGTCTATCTTGGCTCCATAGAAGTCATTGAGTTCAGAAGCATATTTATATCCTGCAACTTTACCTGCAACAGCCTGTCCCATTTCTTCATAAGGACCTTCTGCAACACCCTTACTTGCAATCTTCAAGGCATTTCTAAGTACAGAAGGTTTAGCTGCACTATAACTTACAGTACCATCCTCTGCAACTGCCCTTAGTATCTGGCTACCTTTCTTAGCTGTATTATATCCTCCTGCATAGAACTTACCAAACTGCCAAGCATCTGATACAGTAAGTAGTGGAATATTCAGAGCAAAATCTATATTACCCATCTTAGCCCTATCTTCTGATAGTTTCTGTAGCCCACCTTTGTAATCAAACTTAGCATCTACTCTTGCTTGTAACATAGCTTGTCCTTCTGGAGTAAGGGTTTCCACTATATTTCCATCAGGGTCAATTTGCATACTACTATATTGAGGAAACTCTTTAAGCATGGCTTCCTGCTCTTGTGCTGCTACTTTAGCTTGTGCATCATCAAGTTGTTGTTTATGAAGCTCAAACCAGTCTTTACTATTCTGTATAGCCTCAATCCTTGCTTCACCTAATGCACCTGAGAAAGCACCAGTAAGTTTAAGAGTAGGCTCAGCCATCTTAAGTTTCTTAGCATCTCTTGCTAATTCCTCAGTAAGCCTTACACCATCAAGGAATAAATCTCCTTCCCTATAAGCTTGTAAAGCTGCATTAGGGCTAAGAGCCTCACCTGAGGCTGTAACTGCACCTTTGAATGCTTGTCTTGCTTTATTAAGACCAAGTAATCTTGAGGTTGCCCCAGCACTAATCTTACCAGAGTAAGCAGCACCAACAGCAAAACCTAAATTCTTAAGGAATTTATCCCCAATAAAGTTAGCTGAGAATATATTCTCATACCAAGGGTCATTCTGCTCTGCATCAGTATAGTAATTAGGTAGAGCTGATTCTGACCATTCATTCACTTGCTGCATTGCATTTGAGAAGGGATTATCCCAAAAGCCTGAGAATGTTCCTGTAGCTGCTGCATTACCTAAACCTACTATAGTACCAAGAATACCATCAGCAAATGTAGTACCTGCAAGAACAGCACCCTTAGCTAAACCAGCTCCTATTTGAGCATACCAAGGTTGCAATTCACCTCTTGTATTGGCTAAATTATCAAGTTGGGTTAGTGAGGTAATACCAGTGTCATACACACTCTCCCCTACTCCCTCTCTATAAACTTCTTGATATGGGGATTCAAAGTTCTGTTTCTGCCTAATTTTGAACTCAGCAGGAGAACTACTAAGACCAGTTTCTTGAAACTGTCTTTCTTTTCCTTCATTGGTATTTAACCCTCTCAAGCCAGAGATTCCAGCTTGAGTAGGGTCTGTTCTATCTATACTCATAATTAAATATTTGAATCTGTATTACTTTCTCTTTTAGCAATGGAATTAAATCTACTATAAATATCATTCATTAACTCAGTTATATAATGTCTCTGAGCCTCGACATCTTCATTTTCTATAGCTTGATTAATCAACATCAATTGGTTTTGAATGACATTTCTTCTTATACCATCTTCATATACCTTTGTTTCTCCAGCTACAACTTCTGGGTCAAGAAGGAAATTCTTAGTATCACCCTTGCTATTAGTACCTGTAAATACAATTCCTAAATTAGGGTCATATTCAATCTGAGAATCTTCATTGAAATAATCCTTTATATCTTTATAGGAGAGCATATCTCCTTTCTTGTTAGAATCAAGTTCATATATTCCAGATTTTCCATCAGTTCTTCTTGATATTGAAGCTGCATTCTCTCTGATAGTTTTAGAAATTAGAGTTGGGTCTGTTATAGAGGTTATATAGGTTACTTCCCTCATTGCAGATTTATTCAAATCACTATTCAGTTTAGCCTCAATTTGGTCCAAGTTTCTTATTCCATACTCTTTCATCAAGTTAGAAATTCTTTCTTGATTAGGTTTATATGTTTCTACCTTTCCAGGTGTCCTTTGTAGGTGCCCCCTTGTTCCATATAACTCAAGAGGGTCTGAACCAACAACTCTTTGTGCTGTTTCATCCAAGTTTATAGTACCATTCCTTACACCTTGTATAAATGCTATATCATCTTTTTTCTTCTCAACATTTACATCTTTTACCTTGGTAACACCAGAACTTCTGAAATAAGGACTTTGCACATCTTCCTTAGTACCTTTCTTTCTTGCTTGGGCTAATCTTTCCTGCATTGCATAATCATAAGCCTTATTAGAAAGAGTTTGATATTGAGTTTCACCTACTGCATTCCACAAACCTTGTCTTGCATAATCATAAGCTCTATTAAGGATATTCTCATCATTCCAGTTCCTAATACCAGAACTTCCTATTGCATCTTCCACAATACCTTGAAGTATAGGAGAAGCCTCAGGATTATTCTGTACAGCCTGCATAATTTCATCAGGTCTGAATCCCTTCTGCATGATGGTTTCATAATATTGATTACCTAAGATTGTTCTCCACTTTCTTGGGTTTTCTCTTACTTCCTTAGCTAAATTCTGTGCAGCAGTACCTACTTGTTTGGATAATAGTGCTCCAGAATAGGATTGTGGTGATAAGGCTGGATTAGCTATAAGTTCATCTAAGGAAAGTGTAGAAGCAGGTCTATCAAATAATAGTGTACTATCTTGAGCCTGTAATTTCCTTTGTTCATCTATCAACTCCTGTCTTCTCTTATAAGCCTGTTCTATAGGAACAATCTCAGAAGAGTATCTTCTTTTCATATCAATCAACCCTTGTCTACTTGCAGGAGTAAGTCCTTGTTTAGCTAATGACTCAGCTTGTGCAGCCAAGTCATTAGAATATTGTTTGTATATTGCATAAGCCTGTGGGTCTGTCTGTTCATTAGCCATTTTCTCAAATATATCTGCTTTAGTACCTAATTCACCCATACCCTCTTGAATAGTATTATATTCTTGAGTGTATGCTTGAAGTGGTTGAAGCATTTCCTGATAAGAGAATGGTCTGAACTTAGCTCCGCTCACAAAATTATAATTAGCCATAAGTTAATCCTTTCTTCTTTTTAGTTCTTACTTTACCACCTTGAGCTTTAGTACCACCAGTATATTCACCTCTTGTATTCATTTTTAGAACACCTGATTTAGCTAATTCATCTAACCATGATTTTTGTTCATTTTCCCATCCCATATCACCTAATCCTTGTAAGAAATTAGTTATATTAGCACTTCTTCTTGCAGCATCTTGGTCTTTAATAGCCTGTCTCATTTGAGCAGCAGTTGTAGCCTGTCCTAATCTTGCTCTCTTAGCTGCATTTCTTGATTCTGCATTAAACATTGAAGCCTTAAGTCCAGTCTCAGTATTAAACATGTTAGTACCTCTATTGAATGCCTCAACTCTTTCTCTCAACTGTTGGTTATATTCCTCTGCTTGTCTTGCCAAATCACCGATGCTTTGACCATAGTTATAATCAGCAGCAAGTATTCCAGCTTGAGCATTAAGCCTATTACCACCTGATGTATTCTGTAAAGCCCTTCTTGTGGCAGCAGCCTGTTGACTCATCTTATTAATATAATAATCCCTATCTAAAGGTCTATAAGATAGATAGTTTCCAATAGGAGCATACCCTGCTGCCTCAGCACCTAAGCCTACTCCACCTATCATATCAGCACTACCATAGTCTGGTCTACTGAATAAATCTGATAGACTTGCTAAACCTGAGCCTATAATTGGTGCATATCTTGTCCATGTCTGCCTCTTATCATTATTACCTTCTGGAGCTATTTCACCAGTTTCTCTTGATTGAGCCATAAGAGCTTCAAGTTCCCCAACACTCATTGGGTCTTCCAAAGCTAAGCCATAAGGATTTGTATCACCACCATAAGCAAACATACTTGGATATTCATTTCCTTCCCTATGGGCTTCCTTTCTTTGCCTTGCTTCCTCTTGTGCAGTAGCTATTCTTTCCATAGCAGCTTGTAATCCTTTAGTACTTAGAGGGTCATTAGGTCTTTCCTCACTTTCTCTTTGTGCAGATTTAGCAGCCTTAGCAAAGGTTTTACCTCTTAACTTGTATTCCTTCCTTATATCATCAGGTATCTCCATTCTATCAGAGAATACATAATCATCATAAACTACTTCACCTTGCTCAACTAAGTTAGGAGCACCTTCTGGGTCAACTCCTATTTGGATTCCTTGATAAGGATTTTCTTCATGAGAACCTCCTTCATCAATAAATGTAACTCCATTAGTAAAGTCTCCACCTTGTGTATTCAACCATCCTCCAAAAGCCTTTAGTGAAGGATATTTAGCAAGGACTTTTCTTCTTACACTCTCATTACCATGTAATCCAGCTAATCTGAGTGCATCTCTTGCATCAGCTTTAGTTGGTATTGGGTAACTTCTGTGAGGTCCTGCAAAGTCTCCAGAAGGAACAGATGGATAAGGCTTTTTCTTAGAGCCATAGTTTTTCTCTCTGGATAAGCCACCACCTTCTGCAAAAGCATTATATGTATTCATCTCAGGTAATGCTTGAAATGAGTTAGGAAGAGAGGTCAATCTTTGTTTAGCAATTGCACTCATCTCTTGATTATTTAAGTATCTATTATCAAACTCATAGCCTATTGCACCACTACCAAATTCAAGTGGACCACCATAAGCAGAGAAGTTTGATAGTACATTGAAATCATTCTGTGTATCAATGTTTGAAGCAGTATTAGCTAAAGATAGTGCTGCTCTCTGGTTAGCAGCTTTAATCCTTCTATTTAATTCTCTGGTCTTCTTTTTAGTCTTATTACTGAACCATCCATCAGACCCTACTTGAGATTTACTTACATCTCCTATGTTTCTTAAAGAAGACCAATCAGACATCAACTGAGCATTTGTTGAAGCTCCTGACACATATCCTTCTTGATTCTTTATATTACCTTCAGTTTGATTTATAAAGTCTTCATTAAGGTTAGACCCAAACATACTATTGACAAGACCTCCAACTAATCCTACTCCTGCACCAACTAATCCCCCTACACCTGGTATATTACTGGCTAAAGAACCAACAGTTTGAAGTGCATTCCCAACACCAGTACTATTTCCTTTTGGGTTCATTAAACCAGTTACTACAGAAGAAGCAGTATTAGCTATTCCACCTATTCCACTTGAACCTATACCAAGTTTCTCCAGTGCACCTCCAACACCTGAATCCATAAATTTGTTAGTAGCATTTTGGTTCCAGTCTGCAAATGTGCCTAATACACCTCCATTAGCATAAGAGTTGAAGTATTTATGTTTTCTCCTAATTCTTTTCTTAGCCATAATATAATTAATTTTATTGCAAATGTATAAAAAGGTATTGAATAAACAAAGCCTTTAATTAAAAAAGAAAGAGTCCACAAACTAAAATGTTTATGGACTCCTATTAATTATGCAAAATAGTGAATAATAGCATCATGAAACTCTGTTCTATATGTATTAGGAGTATTCATTCCTAACTTAATATAAGCCCAAGTGTTCCTTATCCTATCCCTGTTATTTACTATTGCTCTTGGTATATTAGCCCTCCACACCCTGAACTTCTTCTTTAATGGGGAGGGATGTCCAAGTATATTAGTAAGAGGGGTAGTACCATGCTGGTATTCATTCCATACATCAAGAGTATCAAAGGTTTTGTTGCTTATCAAGTTATCACCATCCCAACTATCAGCTCTGAACTCTACTGTATTGAATATCTTATCATTTGGTTCCTCAGCATTAGCTACAAAGGTAATACTGAATGGTTTATATTCACCAAAGAACATATTGTAGTCTCCAGTAAACTGTTCCCACATCTTACCATCCTTGAAGGCATAGAACTCACTACTTACATTGAACATAGCAGGAACCCTTTCATAACTCATGAATGAAGTAAACTGGTTAATCAACTCTGAATAACATAGACAGTGGTCCTTATAAGTAAAATATACATCATTATTATTCTTGTCATAGAATGACCTATAGTTGTTATAACCAACAGGTTCCCAGTCTACATGAACATTATGGGCACTAATCCACTGTCTAAATCCTAACTTATCAGATAGACTGACTATTTCTCCATTAAATAGATATAATGAATTAGTCTCATTATCTATGAAGTATAGTCCAGAAGGAGATTCTGCAATAGACCACTTATTGGTGCAGCCTATAGTATTACTTATATATCTTTTACCACTTACCTTCAATCCATTAGTAATCTCAATTGGCAACCCATCAGAGGTTGGTATCTGAACTCTACTGTTGAATAAAATATTACTTAACCCCCTTCTCTGAAAACAGAATATCTCATTATTATAAGTGTTCAAGGAGGTTACTTCCCCTTTATCACCATCAAGGTCTAATGTTGTTGCAACATTAATTTTAGTCCAATTATCCACTTCATTACCAAGTATTTTTTCCTCAGTCCATGTAATACTATTAGGAAAATCATTAAGACTACTTATTTCATTCAAATATTGATAAGTAAAATAGTTATTACTCTGGGAATAAATTGGATTATAAAGATTGAATATAGAAGGAGTAATAGCTAAGTTGGTAACATTTCCTCTATTTCTATCATACCTACCATCTATATTGATATGAGTTTCACAATAAAATGATACCATTTCAACTACAGTATTCATATCCTCTAAGGTGAATGGATATGTCTTTAGACAATCATATCTTTGAAGATAGGTATCACCTTGAAGAAACTCTATTCTACCACTGTCATTAATATCAATTGGGTCTCCAGATACTATCCACCTGTTATTTAACAGAGCTTCTTCTGTTTTACCCCCAAATCTATTATCCTCATCTATAGTCTGAGTCAACTCTACAAGCCATAACCCTGAATATCCAGTACTAAAGGTACTGAATATAGCACTGCTATCTTTTGTATGGTCATGATTTGTATTACTATTAGGGATTATAACCCTATTACCATTTTGCTTGTTTAAAGCAAATACAGCATGTTTTCCAGACTTATATTTGATGCTTACAGGACTATTGGTATATCTTTCAGAATCTTTAAGATTGACAGTTCCTAATACTGGTATAGTAATTTTATCAACAAAAGTGGTATTTTCAGACTCACCATTATATAATTGATTTATAGTTTTTATATTTTCATAACTATTAGTAATAACACCAATATCTGAACCTACACCTTCTGTTTTAGAACCAGGAGGTATTACTTTATCAACATTACCATAGTATAACAGAGACTCATCATTCCTAACTATTGAAATAGCTGTAACTTCGTTAGAATCTACTATCTCTACATTTGATATACCAGCAGGGGGAACCCAAGATTCTGTTAATCCCAGAGTGAAATAAGTAGAATAACTTGTTCTCAAATTACCCAATTTATTTGATTTCAAATTAGAATAGGTATTACCTTCATATCTAAAATCATTAATTAATGAGCCTTGTCTTTGCCAAGGTGATACTAACCATGCCCAATTACTCTTGTAAACTTTTTTAGTATCATTAGTTAATAAGGGGATTCCCATCCAATGATACCCAGAAGAAAGAAGTCTACCTCCTTTATTTGTTGAAAAAACAGTTTGTCTTTCATACTGTGGGAACTTATTATAAAATCCATAATCTAAAGTAGGTTGAACCCCTGTACTCTCTGCAAGAACAGACCTATAAGATATACCAGAATGTAATGCAACAGAGCCTATAAATTGGCAGCCTAAGTTAATATTTGCTGTATTTATATCTCCAAATTCTATATCTGGAGAATGAAATGTAAGAATACTACTATCTACTAAATAGTCATTTACTTCTGTACTACCTTCTGCTAATGTCTTTAAAGTTTCTACCCCTATCTCAGTAGTCCTATCAGGATATACAGGATTGATACTATCATAATCAACATATTGAGCATAAGTTCCATTATTTGCCTTCACATCATCAGAATCATCTCTATTAGCTTCATCAACAAAAGGTCTAAAAAACCAAGATGATACTGCATAAGGACTATTAGATTCTCTGTCTAAATTTGTCCATAGAGTAGGACATACTACACCTTGACACAATATAGTTCTATCACTATTTGTGGGAACTACTATCATTCCTCTTGCCTTTATATAACCAAGAGCTTTAGCTTCATCAAGTACACTCTTTGGTATAGTATAGTAAGGTTTTACCAAACTTAATTTAACAGTACCAGATAAGTTATTAGAATTTACATTAGGGTAAGTATCTACCTTGCTATCTCCTATATATAATACTTCTGACCATTTACCTTTCTTATTTTGGAATTGAACCCCGAATCTATAAGTTTCACCTCTTTTAAATGATGTAATCTGGTAACTATTATTATTTAATTGGGTTTTATAATCATAAGTTAAATTAGTTCTTTCACCAGTATCAAGAAGCTTATTACCAAATACGACAGAACCCTTCACACTCTCTCTTGCTTCCTTTGAGAACAATAAAGTTTTTATGTGAATATTTCCAAGAAATAAAGTATTGTCCTTTTGAGTCATGGTGTGAGGAATTATTTCTTCACCACCTATGTAAAGTAGTAAGGTACTATCTACACTACTTCCTGTTGTATTATTATCTGTATATCTGATTACTGAACCAATAACATCCAAATCAGCCACTCTTCTTACAACTGGGGTAGAATCTATACTTGTTCTAAATATAGAATATATCCTTATATAATCAAAATTAGTATCAGGATTACTTATAACTATATCAAAACTATTGGAACCTATCTCTTCTGGACTCCCTCCTCTATTACTTGCATGAGTGTAGTATATAGGTGTTTGATATATAATATTACTTTCAGAGCCATTTCTATTATAGTAAGTGAAAGCATATTGCACCACTCCAGAAGGAAACTTGCTGGCTACCTTAAGATTGGAGGTAACAGTGATTGTTTCATCCAACTTCAATTCTGGAATAAAATCAAATGAACTATTATTCCATTCTTCTATTGTTGTAGAGTCAGATACAATATTAATAACTCTTGGTTGATTTAATCCATCTACCCAATATATCTTCTGAATATTATCATTTTCATATACACCAGTATTCTCAATAGGATAGTCTGTACTAAAATTAAGATTACCTGAGAATAGAAGTAGAGTCTCAAAATAGGTACCTTTATTTTCAAGTCTATAGATATTATCTTTTGTACCTTTTGTAAATAAGGTTACATAATTATTTAGCACATTCTGTCCAAGTAATATCCCATCAATAACTACAGGGTCTCCAGAAGGAGATTGTAATGGTATCTCCTTATTACCTCTCTCATTAGTTACAGTAAGAAGAGTATTATTATCTCTTGCAGTTATTCTGATATTCTGAGCATCAAAGGCATATTCTGGATTGAATTTAGAGACTGATAAGTCTCTTTGTAACCCTTTAAAAAAGTGTTGTTCTTTCTTTAGTGCCATATTTATTCATCTTTATATTTATACAAATATCCCTTATAAGGTTTACCACTCCTTAAGTGTCTTCCTATAGAGGTAGTAGGAACATTTAAGAGTTTAGAAGCAACTAATATTGAAGGAAAATCATGAGTTATATTATTGTTCTCTACAGATATAATTCTTATAGGTTTGCTTTTTCTCTGAGCTAATGCTTTTCTTCTTTCAGGATTACTCCATCTTTCCCTTTGAGTCTCACTCATTCTTCTCTTACTCTCTTCACTATGTTTAAAACCTTCAAGAGGGTGTCTATGGGAATTATAATAAACCCTCATTGTTCTGCTTAATAATTCTTTATGTTCCTTACTATATTTTATTCCAACTACACCATCACCACCATCTGTTATATTATAAGAGACATTCTGTTCTTTATATATTCTAATAAGTCTTTTCTCCGTTTCTTTAGCTTCCTCCTCCTCTAAATCAGAGAATAGTATTTCATGTTGAATATTAATCCAACCATATTTAACTATAGCACCAAAGAAATATGGAGAACTTATATAGCCCATTCCATTTTTCCATCTCTTATTAGCAGGTTAATTAGTTATACCTATATATACTTTACCTGATGGAGAGGTATGCTTATAAACTATCCAATTTCTCATAATATAAAACTCAATGAACCCTCAGGTATTCCTTGTCTCCTAAGTTCTTGAATCCTCTTCTGAACTCAGTTACTCTTGGAATCATTTGATTTAACATATTTGTAATTGATTCCATTTCTGATACAGAAGGAATCACAAATTCATTATTACACTGTCCAGCCTTAAATGCGTATTCTTGCTGGGTGTTATTTAGTACAGCAGGGCTTATTTTACCCATATCAAAAAGAATAGTGAACCACTCCTTCTTGATATATAGTTCCAGTGCTTTAAGGAAGATAGAGTTATCTGGAATTAAAGGAAGACCTTCATCATCCAACATAATAGCCTTATAACTAATATCCACCTTTTCATGTTTGATTGAAGTAAATATCACTCTACCTTGTGTCTTGAAAGAAGGCTCTCCTCTCTCACACCAATCTCCTTCCTTATGGTCATGGGTAGGATAGGCATTGAAATTATCAGTCATTGCTCTAAGTGCCATTCCATTCTTGTGTAATCTGACCTGATTAATAGAGATTAAATCACAGGGCAACTCACCTCTATACTCCTTAATATCTATTGTTTCCATCTTATCAACATAGACATTAGGAAGTCCCATTGCACTAATAAAGTCCAATGTATATTGAATAGCTGTTTCAAGATTGAGGTCAGTAAGTAGTGGGTGTCTTAGTAATCTGTCAAGCACTACTCTTATATTTACGTAGCTAACATTATTAACCATATCTTAATTTCCTTTCTAAGTAAGGAGCATCTATTAGACCCTCCTTTATTCTTTGTTTAAGTCTTATCTTTAAATCTTTGTTGAATAAGAATTCATAGTAAGAATTATTGTTGTAGGTAGCTGACTCTCTATTGTAATATACCTTAAAGATTTCATTCTCCTCTACTCTAACTAATGTCTTATCTTTGAAAGCCTCTTCATCTTCATACCAGAGTTTGAGTGTCTTATCCCAGTCTATGGGAAGGTTAGTATGAATCTTTCCATCCTTTCCTAACCTTATTCTCCTATCATACTTTCTTATCTCAATAGTGCCCATTGATTTAGGAAGTCTAACATCATGACCCAGTAATAATTCATCAACCAAATGTAAGTTTATCTTTCTTATGATAGAAAAATATTGTGACTCAGTAAGAACATATTCCTTACTATCAGGCTTATTCTTTCTATAATACTTATATCCATCATATACACCCAATGAATTCCTTACTTTATACTCTCTTGGTTGGTTGACCTTCTTTATCCTCCTTTTAAATTCTCCCAGTGTCTCCATTATCTATTTGAATCAGGCAGATTATCCTCTGCATTATTATCTTCATCTTTCTTCATAAATTCAGGACCTCTTAATTCTTTAACTACAAGTTCTATCAAGGGAGGCACAAGTGAGTCTTCCAATGGGAACTCCTTATCCTCTAACCTACATATTGTACCACTCTCTTCTGGACAAGCCAATTCTGATGCTTCCTTAGCATCTTCAAAGATTGCACTAAACCTTATTCTTTCAAGATGCAGGAATTGAGGATTCCATGATTTAAAATACAAATAACCATCAGGGGCTTTTGAACAATAGATTATGTTTCTCAGGAACTTATTATAACCTACATATCTCATTCTATCCCTACTTATATAAGTAATCTCACCTTGATAGAAGTCCATAGGATATACTCTTGGATTACCTATCATCATAGTAGTAGGAACCTTATTCTTACTTCTTAAATAAGAGCTACCTTCACAAGGTTCTCCACTAATAGCTGGAACCTCAATAAGGTCTAAACATATACTCTGATAGTCACTATCTGGTATCTGTTTCTTTATATCAGAATATCTCTGTTTCAGCAAGAATGACCTATACTTTACAAGCAGAAATATGATATGGTCTTTTGTATAAAAGCTATCATCTGAGCTTAACTTAAGCTCATCAAGCACCATATAAATTACTTCATTATATGTCATAGTTTTATTGTTATATTATAAAATTAAACCCTTGTGCAAAAGTAAGTAATTAAACTCAACTGCACAAGGGTTTTACTATTTTTATATTCAGGGTATAAAGATTATGCTTCTACTCTAAAGTTATCATCCTCAGTACTTCTTAATATACTATCCTCTGTTATTCTTGGTACAAATGTTCTTTTGTTAGAATGAACCAAAGTATCATAGCTCTCAAACATTGGAAAGTCTATCATACAAGTACTTCCTGCCAGACAATATAGTGCATTGACTATATTCCTGTAATCATCTTGTGTCACATAATAAGACATTTCTCCTGCCAACATTTCTTCCATGAAGAAGAGAACAATTATCTTATCTACATCACTGTACTTCTTATATCCAAATTGAGATAGAGTAGTAAAGTATCTTGTGATGGCTTCCTCAGATATTTCAAGCATTTTATCCATAGCATCCACAATTAGAGGTTGGAGACTTGCAATTATTATTTATGAAGAACTTATTCCAGTACTTAATAGCCTGTGGATAGTTTCCTGTTCTAACACAAAGTTCAATTGCTTTTAACTTAAGTATCATATCAATGAAACCCTTTGGTATATTACAATCACATTCTACTTCTTTTAGATACTTGAGAGTCTGTTTGTATATAGGTTGCAGGTTAATTACAGTACCTAATATTTGGTCCTTACCAAATCCACATGGAGTATCAGTTGATGGAGTACCTTTAGACTTTACATACACAAAGAACATAGTACTGCAAGGAGAAACCTTTAAGTCTTGAATACTTAATTCAAGTCTTACATTCTTCATTTGTTGTGTACCATAAGTGAAACAGTATGATTCATCTTCCTTGACTCTTACTGGGTTGCAACTACATTGCTCAGGAAGAGAATAGGTTAAATCATAAGCATCCTCTACATTATACACATAAAGAGGATTGTCACTTGGTCCATTCATCACAAAGGTATCTTGGGTATCAATGATTATACTATCTAATAGGACATCATCAAAGTAGTCCTGATTATCTATGGATACATCAATTATAAGAAATCTATTATCCGGGCTAATATTAAGCTGATTAAAATGTATCATAGTTCATATTTTTAATTGATAAAAAAAAGGAGCATAGTGTCTCTATGCCCCTTCTAATGCTATATCACTTAGGATAAAGTAGCAATTGCAAGCCCTGATGCAGTATTGATAGCATCAATTAGAGCATCCATTGCAGTGTGACTACCATCATCTACAGCAACCAGTGTAATAGTCTTTTCAGACTTCTGAACTGATTCATTGCTTCCTGTATAGAAATAGTGAATATCCAGTACATCATAAACTGCACTTGGGTCTACCAAGTAAGTAGTCTTAATAATGTTAGGATAACCCATTCCTCTGTAGATGTCACCTCTTGCACCCATACAGAAGTATTCAAGGTCTGCAATAAGATGTCCATCAGGAACAGTCTTAGTAGGTGTAACTACAGTTGCAGTACCCCACAGTCTTTCTTGACCATCAACTTCAATAGTTAAAAATTGAGGAGTAAATGGGATAAATGCTTGAGGCATCATACCAAGAACCCAAGGTTGTTCAGCTTCTTCAATGATTATCTTATCATAATCACCCTTATTAAGGTCAGATTCCTTAGTGGTAGCTGTTACTGGAACATCAGTTCCATCTGTTGCTGCACTATTAAGGTAAATATTCACAAGAGGAGTAGATTCTGTCTTATTCTCAAGGTTCTTAGCCAAAGAAATAGCCATCTTCTTGTAGAAATCTGATGCAGTCATTCCACTTCTTGCAATTACTTCACCATACTTGAAGTACTGGTCTTCCTCTGACAAACCAATGTATTGTCTGAAAGCCAATCTCAAGATATAATTCTGACCTGCTACAGGAGTTGCAGATACATTTGCATCAAGAGTAACTGAGTATCTAACCAGCTTATGAGCCAGAGCTTCTGATGGTGTAGCCTTTGCATACAATACATGCTTAAGGTCAATCTTATCACTTGCTACAATCCCAGCAGGAGACATAGACTGAAAATACAGAGTAGTCTTAGCTGTATCTGCCTTTGGCACAATATCACCAGCAGTTGCAAGAGCTGCTGTATTATTTTTGAGAGCCTTTGCAACATATAGCTGTCTTACTTGATTAATAGAAATTACCATAATCTTTTTTAGTTTAATTAAACATTTATATTTATTCTTTATTTCCTGTCAGTTGAGTTTTACTTATTATGGCAAGCTGTACAGCTCTTTCAAGTATTGCTCTGTGTACTACAGGATTTAGTTCACATTCACTTTCAGTACTTACACCATTGATACTTAGTCCATCAGGTAAATCTACCAGTATAATAGGAGTAGGTTGAGAGATATATCTCATTAAATATTTGTCCACATTATACTTGCTGATTAACTCAGCTAAACCACTCTTTATATCAAGTCTTAGTACCCTGTCTTTACTTGGTCCTCTAAATGGATTATCCTTTGCTCTATATAAATCATCTTGTGGTAATGGAACCACACTTGCCTCTATACCATCCAAGCAACCTAATCTACTGTCCTTGAGGAATGCCACTTCATAAGTAATGAACCAAGTATCTTGTGGTATCTCAAAGAATACTGAGTCTTGTGATAGTCCCAACTTTCCTGTAACCTTAGTACTTGTTTCATAGGTCTCCACCAAATTGCTCAAATATCTTCTTATTTCTTCTGTCTGTTCAAAGGACTTACCATAAATAATATTCCTTCCAGAGTAGATGTCAATAATCAGTTGTTCCTGAGCATTAGTGAGAAATGTTGATTTCTCATATTCATCAAGGGTTATATTAGGAGTGATACCAAATGAGTTAAGTAAAGTACTGAATCCATCAGAAAATTCTTTATTAGTCATACTTTATATTTTTACTCTGACCTTTGTCCTAATTCAACACTTGCTTGCAAATCTCCTTGGTAAGCTGCCTTAGCCAATTCAACTGCCCTCTGTAATATCTCACTATGAATAATTGGGTTAAGCTCACATTCTGAAATAGTGCTTACACCATTTATTGTGACATCACCATATTCAGAAGATAGATTAGTAGTGATAATTGGAGCAGGTCTTCTTATATACCTTACCTTATAGTCTGTAATAGTTTCATTACTGTTTACTATTAGTTCTACAGAGATATTGTTTATAGAAGTAGTAATTGTTCTCCATGCCTGACATTTAACTGGTTCCTTGTAAGGTCTTGACATAAGCCTTGTATAATCAGAATAACTGATTGGAACTATCTGTTTAGTTCCTGCATTAGTATCAACAGCCTCATTTATAACCAAGAATAAGTCAGCAGGTAAATCATATACCTTAGCTCTCTTATCAAAGGTGATAGTAGGAGCACTTGTATTAAGTACTCCTTGCCCTACCTTTATTAATTCTGAAAAATCTATTTGTCTTTTTGGTGAATCATCTAATCCTTTTCCATACTTATTACCTGCTGGTTCAAAATAGTTCTTAACTATCTCTTCCTGAGCCTTAGTAAGCAGTACAGACTTTTCATACTCATTTAACCCTGGAGCAGCATTGCTCATTATGTTGTTATAGAGTACATCAAATTCATTAGAAAATTCATTAACATTCATATCTTTATTCTTTTAGCTTTGCTTCCAGACTGAACTTCAATTCTTGTCTCTTAGGAGCACTTAAGAACTTAGCAGCTACACTCAAAGTAGGTTCTTCATTATCTCCACATAGAGGAGAACCATCAGATTTCAGGTATAACATACCACCTCTGTTACTAATTAGACCTTCTTCAATAGCCTTCTTAATCAGAACTTTAGTATCAAGATACTGGTCTTCTGAAACTCTTAAGAAAAGTTTTGGGTCAGCTTGAATTAGCTTGTTAATCTTCTCATGTAAGAATTCAATCTTAGTTGTCTTAGCAAGAGGTCTACCATCAATAGTTTCAATGATTACTCTCAGCTTATCAGCATCATCTTGAATTTCACCAAACTTCATGTATGACTGCATTGTAGCATTCATTTCCTTCTTAGCAGTCTTAGCTTCCTCACCTTCCTGTACAATTACAAACTGATAAGTCATTTTAGGTCTGTCTTGCAGCTCTTGAAGGGAAGATGCAATATAGTCCTTGTTTGCTAAAAGGATTTTATATTTGATATAATCATCAGGGTCAGCTAAGTTCAAGAAATTATCTTGCTTAGTCAATCTCACTGTATAATTATCCCAGAAATTATCTACCTTCTTATAGATAGATAGAGCATTATATTCAAGACCCATTATCTCTTCAAGGTAGGCTTTCTCTTTATCAGTGAGGGCATTTACATACATACCAGAACTTAATCTTGGTAGAGTAAACCATCTTACTGCTGCTTCTGCCATACCCCCATATAGGATATGCTTAGGGTTTGAAACTAAACCAGTTTGCTTGGGAACAAACCTTACTATAACTCTTTCATTTCTTAGGCAGCTAATAGGTTCATCATTGTCCTCTGTTACTGCTTGTTTCTTTGTTTTTCTTGTCTTTGGTTCTTCAAAGAGGTTATTCACATCAGGTATAACTGGTGTTTCCTTCATAATCTCTTCATCATCCAAAACCATCTTACTAACTTCTTTTGCCATATTACTTCTCCATTTAATATCTTAAAAAAGAAAAAGGGAGGAGGAATTACCTGCCTCCCTTTTATTTATGCTTATCCTTGCAGAATTGCAGGAATTAATGACATAGTTCTTGTTGGGTCAAGCACACAAACACCCAAAGTAGCCATTCTGTGAATTACAGCAGAGTCCTCATCAAATGACATATAAGGATTACCCTTTTGTCCAGTGAAAGGATTTCTAATACCCCATTGATAACCTCTGTACTCATTGTCACCCTTAATCTTACACTTGAAGATATTAGGTTGGTCCATAGTACCAATATACCAGATGTCATATCTGTAAGAGAAAGCTACACCACCATTTGGATGTAAAATCTTATTTCTTACTGGGTCATCATAGAATGGGTCAACATCCAATCTCACTCTAACACCATTAGGAGCCTTATATTCAACAAATTGGAAACCAGCACTAAGTGCATTGCTGTGAAGTTTTGATTGAACTTTCTCAACAACTCTTGTAGAGTTATTATCAAGTACAAATGTAGTCCAACCAGATACAGTCTTCAATACTTCCTTATGGAACTGAATAGCACCTCTTTCACCAGTCTTGATTACAAAGAGTCTATCATCCATTGCAAGTTTAGAAGCTGATAGTTCATACAGTGCATCTTCAAGTAACTTCAAGCTGAATGTATTGTAGTACATAGTATTGGCAACCTCTGTTTGTTCAAAGATACCAGCACCAGTCTTAATAGCATTACCTGATTTACCAAAGTTCATGTATTCACCATTCAGATTTCTGTTTGAAGTACCCCATGCCATAGCATTATTCTTGTACTCATCAAATTGAAGTTCTACTTCCCAATCTACATAGTGCATCCACATATTTGCAGTGTCCTTCACTTGCTTTCCACTTTCAAGATTCCTAACCATAGGAATACCCATAGCAAGTTTCTTGTTTAGCTTATTACCAGCTACCTTGTGTTGGATTCTGATTGTAGTCCATTCATTTCTCATGCTTACAGGAGAAGTGAATCTAACATCACCAACCTTTCTTGAAAGTTCTTTTTCTACAGGAGCAAACTCAATAGAGAATCTTTCTCCTTGTTGCAGTCTTTCAGCAGGAACACCTTGAGTATTACCACCCATAAGTTCTACTTTGTACACTGCATTAGTACCTTCCATTCTTGCATCACCAAGGATTCTAAATGGATATACTTGGTTCAAGTTACCTACAATAACCTCACCATCTGCAAACCAGTCTTCTGGGAATACCAGATAGAAAGGAGATGTACCAACTCCCACATTAGCTGCATTATCAGCAACTACAGTGCCATTTTCATCTCTTGCTTCAACAAGAGGAATGTTTCTCCTTGAAGAACCAATAACATCCCAGTAGTATTCATTATCATCTTCAAACTCTCTTACAGGGAATGAATTAAGGAATGTATCCAAGCTCTTTCCTCTATAGAAAGCCAACAGTTGCACCATAAGGTTTGTAGCCTTCTGAGGTGCTTGTTGGAAGATAGCTCCAAGGTGGTTGTCACTTGTCAGACCCTTCCAGTGTTGGAAGCCTAACATTTGAAATTTACCTAATTTACCAGCCATAATCTGTTAATTATTTTTGTTAGTTAATATGTTTTTAGACATCAAGGTCCCAGCCCTTTCCAATATAAGACTCAGTATCTTCCTCAACTCCTCCAACATATCTTGGATTACCTGATGAATTTCTTGCAGTACTACTGAGTTTATGTTCTAATTCTCTAAGACTTTGCTTGACTTCTTTCTTTACTTTACCTTTTACAAGACCATCAATATTCTTGAAGCCATCAGTCATAGTGAACAATACAGACAGATACTTTCTGAACTCAACTGGATTATCCATTTCATATTTCTGAATGGCAGTCAAATATTCTCCATCTTCTGTTTTAAAGACAGGCTTAGTAATATTCTCAAATGCTTTTTGTCTTGTAGTCTTGTCAAGTGTAATACCTGTAAATACTTCCTTGTCCTCAAGCATTGATTTCTTTAATTGTGCAGCCTCTTCTTTAATTTTCCTTTGTTCTTCTTTTGCCTCTTCTTGAGCTTCCTTGATTAAGTCCTGATATTGATTGCTAAAGTATTCTCTGTTACTTTCCAATGCCTCTTTTGCATCTTCAATATCTGTGCCAGCATTGAAAGATTTCTCAACCTCTCTCTTAGCTCTGGCTTCACTATAACCTCTGTTCCTAAAGTCTTGATAGATTAAGTTCTTTCTCAATCTTTCACCCTTTTCAGTTTCATCAGTTATATATTCCTCCTTGATTGCATCCAAATTAGCAAGGGTTTGTTCATACCTTCTTACTTCATCTGGTTCTACATCAGCTTGTAATGCAGCATCAATTCTCTTTTGTCTTTCATCTAACCTTGCTTGAACAGTCTTTTCAACTGCTTCTGCAAAATCTTCTGGAGTCTTGATACCATTTAATGTATCATCATCAAGGTCAGGGAAGATACCTTCTTCTTTCAAGGCACTGGCAATGGAAGAGTAGAAGTTAGTTTTGGGAGAAGTACCTTTGTCCTTTTCAGATTGGGTATCTTCCTCTTCTTCTTGATTATCTTTTCCACTACCTACGCTCTCTGGATTATCAAATAAATCATCAGGATTTATCTCTTCTTCCTCAGTAGTTTTTTCAATTTCTTTTTCTTCTTTCTCCTTTGGGGCAGGTGGAGTTACCTGTGTTTCTTCTTCACCCCCATCATCAGAAAATAGATTCTCTACATCTATTTCATCCCCTGTCATAATGAGGTCTTCACTTAATTCTCCTATCATATTTCTACTCCTTTAGTTATTAAACTGATGCAAAGATAGTAGGAGTTTATGACTTCTACAACCTATTAAATGTGGCAATTATAATAGTGTTAATAAAATCTTTATTTACTGAATCTTCCAGACTTTATTTCTCTTGTAGTTCCTCCTAATTTCTTCATCTCTTCAAATGAAAAATAATCACTCCTTGCTTTATTACATTCTACACAACATGGAACAACATTATCTTTTGTATGCCCTTTAGAGTTATCAATCCTATCACACCCTATTCTTTTAGTATCACCACAGTACACGCAGGGATGATTCATTATGTCAAGCATATCTTCTATGGTTAAGTCACATTCCAGCCCTTTCTTCTTGTCTTTTATCCTATAAGCTGATACCATTTTAGAAGCTTTGTTCCTTTTTAATTGTTCTGTACTAAGACTTGCTACATCTATAGTAGGTCTCTTCCTTATCTTTAATTTCCCAAAGATTATTTCCTCGACACTATAATCATCTTTATGTCTAAAGTATCTTATTCTTATCCCTCCTAAAGATTGATTATATTTATCAGCTAATTCACTTAAATATAAAGTTTCCCCCTTATATGTCAACTGAATTAGATTATCCTTCAATAATGGAGCTTCCTCTTTAGTAACCCATATAAAATTTTCTTTAGAAAATGGTTTATCTTTATATAGCCTTCTTAATACTAATCCTTTTCTATAAGTAGGAGATACATCATTAAAAAAGGTAAGAAAATCTTTCCACTCTTCTGAGGTTCCAACTCTCTTACCTTTTTCTGTATATAATATACCTCTCCAACTATTGAATATATAAGGATTATTCCTTTTTATATCACACAGTTTCATTCTATTTTTATAGATATTCTTTCACCATTTAGCTTTGCTTTTAATAAAATAGGCATTAGTTCATAGAAACAAGCAGTACTATTTATTACTCTTCCTTTAACTTTGTTTTCACCTACTAAAATACAAGCTTGAGTATCACTTTTTCCAAATTGAGAAGCTATATTTCCTACATGAATAAGTACTCTATCAAAGGCTGGAACATCTTCTATTGTAGGAAGTTTGCCTCCAAAAGGTTTTGCCCATGACCTATCCTTAAATTTAGGACTTATAATATCCATATTAATATTATAAACTCCAGAAGGAATAGCAGTATTACCATTTTTAGTATTTCTTATACTGTCAATACTATCTGTTTGTTTAGTCCCCATATAAGGAGGCTCAAGAGTATCACATTCATAAACACCGTTTATGAACAAATGTCCAATGGTGTATTTAGGTCCTTTAAAGATTCTTTTAAGTGTTAATTCCATATCTTATGATTTAATAGGAGGATTAAGAAGTAAAGATTCCATTTCTCCTCCTGTACCTCTTATTTGAATATCTTTTATTTTACCAGTAGCTTCATCCTTAATAACAAGGATTTCATTTACTGTAACTTCATTAGGGTCTCCTTCAACTATTCTTGAAAGCTTGCCAAGATTAAGTACTCTTTTCATATTATATACTCTTTTTATTTAATAATTCCTCATAATTCCCCTTTCTTATCTGACAAGATAAATCAGTACATATACTTGTCATTAAGGACATCACCTGTTGCCTTAATTCTTTGACTTCCTCCTCAAGATTATCATTTCTCTTAAGGACCTCATCAAGTCTTTCTCTATTATCATCTGATAATTTCTTATAGAAATCCAATGATTCCTTCATGTTATTTATTAGGTTATTATCAACCTCACTATTATACTTCTTTCTTGCAAAGAACCATGCAGTAAATCCCGAAGTAAATGTGGTCACAATACCTATCAATGCTGTAATAAGTATTCCACTTTCAATCATAACTATTCAATTATTTGTATAAATCTTTGAGTTTTGTTCTTAACATAAGGGTTCATTTCCCTTACATTCACTTCTACTACTGTATGTTTCTTCTGGAACCACCTGAATAAGAAGAATTTCTTTGGTGGATTCACAGTCTCCCTTTTACCATTTATGAATGTATATCTTTCTAATTCTATCTCAGGACTAAGTGCTATTGTACTTGGGAATTCTAAATGAAGATTAGTCTTAAACCACTTATCTCCCACTATAGTATCCAGCTTTAACTGAGGATTTACAAATAAAGTATCTGGTAGGATAATAGTGTCAGTTCTTTGTGCATGACTTACTTCATATTGAAGCTGCTGTAATCTCTTATCCTTTATACCTAATTCCTTCTGGACCACTTTCATCTTTTTAATGATTGAATCATTGAAGTAATTAAGCTGTTCAACTGTTAGTTTTAATACTCTATTATCACCTTCAAGTCCACTCAATTGAGCATCATAGGCTTTAACATTCTCAATGGAAGTTTCATACTTAGTAGCTAACTGTTTATTCTGATATGATAGATAAGCCACAGCTCCTATCAATATTAGTATTATAAATAATATATACTTCTTCATATCTTCTTCCCTTATATTATTGTGCAAACATAATAAAAATAAATCACCTATACAAGAGTATAAGTGATTTATTTGTTTTATAGAATTAAACTCCTATTATAATTAATCAAAAATAAAAAGAGATTTCAATTGAGAAATTATATATTGTGCCAGAATCTCACCACCTTCTTTTGAAGGATGCAGCCCATCAGGCATAAAAGCCTCATTATCACTCTGTAAGAATGGAGTAAACCCACAATGTGTTATATCTACAAAAGCTATACCATAAAATTTAGCAACCTCTCTAACTCTATTCCTCCAAACATCCATTGTGTTACCTTCTTTATCTTTTATATATGAAAAACCTCCACCAAATTGACCATTATTATATTGTATCTCTGCCCAATTCTTAAAAGATTCTGGATGATAAACATGAAGCATACTCAAGACAACAATAGGAGTTTTTGGATATTTTTCTCTAAGTTTAGAACATACATACCTTGTTGCTCCAGTAAAATTTGTCTTATCAATTTCTGCTTCCATTGTACCTAAGTTGATTTTCCAAGCATCTCTCTGCCCCCAATCATTAACACCTGCAAAGAGTATAACTAAATCTGCATTTTCAGGCAATCCCAATTTATGTCCTACTGCATCTGATGGTGGTAAGTCTATTCTCTCAGAGAGAGAATCATCATAACCTCTACCTTCTGTTTTAGTAATACAAGTTCCACTTGACCCTCTATTTACAACAGAACACCCAGTAAGATATTGAAAGGCATCAACATAATAGCCCATTTCTGTTATAGAATCTCCAAAAAATACAACCTTTTTCCCTGCTAAATTTAGTTCTTGGTTCTCAGGTTCTACTTGACCTCTATCAGCCAGTGTTAATAAAGGATAAGCTAATGGATGTATTTCAGTTGTTATTGCATGTGTAACTTTCAATAAAACAGCTTTATCAGGAACATTCAATTCTACCCAATGAGTTAAATATGTATTATTTGGATGTGTATAAGAATATAATACATTATCTTCAGAATCTAAAAATATTATGTATCCTCCACCAGTTGCTACATATAATTGGACTTTTGTTCTATTTTGAACATCGAAATAATATAAATTAAAGTTACTGTCAGAGGTTTCTATATTTTCAGCACTTACCCATTTATTTCTTACTAATTTAGAATACTTTAACTCAGTTAAATTTTTTCTATCCTCAAAGGGAATTTCTACAAAAGTTCTATCATATAGTCCTTTTAACAATCCATTATATATTATACCTCCTTCTTGATAAGCTAATAATATATGTTTATCATCTCTTTCATAATAGCCATCAGCTACTTCTATCTTTCTTGTTTTAACATTAGCTATAAGTGCCCCACTATTTGGTATATTAAAATCAGTATCTTCTAATACTGTAAATCCAGGGGTATTAATGTAGTCATTAATAATATAATAGGTTCTTGCTTTAAATCTTGCTGTAATAGTACCATCTCCTTTTTTAATCAAGCTAATGTTTGTTAATGGAGAAATTGCAGTTCCTCCTTTATCTATTCCTATATATTGCTCTACATGTTCAGATAACAATTGCCTTTGTGCAATATCATTTCTAATATTATAAAGTAATGATAGTACCCCATTATTAACTCCTTCGGGTTCTTTATGTAATAAGATTAAGTTGTTATAAGTATAAACACCATCACCTAAATTTTGTACAGAAACTGCTTTTGTTACTAAATCCAAACATAGGGTTTTATATTGGGGAACATTAAACCTTGTAGGATAAGAATCAAATTCTATTCTTATCTGTTTATGATTATTCTGTATAACATTTACAATACCATTAAAAACAACATCTACACTTTTGTCCTCTTTATCCTCAAAAGTTATAGTATTAATATTAGATTGAATACCTAATGCAAAGCTGCTTATTTTAAAATTTTCTGTAACTACTTTTTGGCTTATAACTACATTCTCATTATCACCCAACTCTTGTACTACACCAGCAGCAATGGAAGTAAATCTACCATTATTAACCCATCCAGTACTATTTTTAACATATAATTGATAGATAGGATTAGTATGTTTAGTATCACTTGGGTCATAAGTAGGACCAACACCATAAATATCTCCTTGAACAGCAGTAGAAGGAAGAGTACCTACAGTAGCTACATACCCTTTAATATGCAAACTATTAGTAAATTCTCCACTTAAATCAGACCATGTAGCACCATTATCTCTACTAATCTGCATCTTACCAACATTATCAGCTTGGCTGCTACCAGTAGTTCCTGTAAATCTAAACCATGCTGCAATATAATCAGAGGCTACAGTCCAAGTAAGACCTAAGTCAACAGATTGCTCAAGCTTATTATTGCTTACTCTAAACTGAGTAAACACAGGATTAGAGGATACATCTACATAGCTACTACCATTAGTATATGAAACTTGTAAGTGATTATTAGAACCTACCCTAAGAATAGGAGTAATACCAGCTTCTCCCTGTGCTTTAATGTTAGTAACTTCTCCATTGATTACCCAATGCCTATCTAAGGATATAGATATATCACCTACAAGTGCATTACTACCATCTCTCCAGTTTGCACTATCTCCAAAGGTAGTATCATCAATAGCTTCTGCACTATACCATTCAGTAACTACTGTCTTATCATATAAGACATAAGTAACCCATAACCCTTCCCTTCTAAGGCTGAAAGGAACTTGTAGCCTTGTTTGACTTCTACTACCATTATAAGATAAGAATAGCATATTAAACATTGCAAGTATATCTGTCAATGTTACCCCACTTTCCCTATCTAAGACTGCATCAATAAAAGTCTTAGGGAAGATGTCTTCATATCTTCCCTGTTGACTATTCTTCTTAATTAATTGTTGTATATCTTTCATTATTTATTAAATTATTTATGATATTACATGTCAGCAATCTTTTGTAGCTAACATTCTCTGACCTACAATTCTACTGAGTGCTGTAGCAATACTATTATCTGATACAGATAGTAGTATAATAATAGCATCTCTTACAGAGATAGTATCTCCTTCTGCTAAAGTTTCTAATCCAGAGCCTGCAACTAAATCACTGGCTACTATCTTAATAGTATCATTAAGATTCAAATAATCTAATGCTACAAGAGTAGTCATAATTTTAGTAGTACTCATAGGATTAAACATTGCTTTAATATTTTTACCTATAACTTTTCCACTATAATTAATAGGGTAGAGGTTACTGGCTGTATTATTTGCATCAAAATCTACTTGTTCAAAAGGATTAATTTGATTTATCTCACAAATAGCAGCATTCTCCCATTCTGTAGATGTTGCATCAAAGTATATATCTGCTGGGTCACTTTCAGATTGTATATACCTGTCTAATAACTTTTTACAAATATCATATATATTTTCAGTTCTTCCTGCTTTTGTGTGATTCATAGATATAGCATAAGTCTTATTAGTACTTCTACTTCTAAGAACTAAACCATAAGTAAAAATATTCTGAGTATCCCAACTACCACCTTTACCTCCTATAACAAAATAATCATTATGTAATTCATCTACTAATTTAAAATTAGTATTAGGTACTGAAATATATAGATTTGTACTATTACTACCATTTCTAATATTAATAAACCTATAAGATTGATTCCATAATTCTTGTAATTTCTTATTAGTAGCTGCTACTGAATATAATATACATAAATCTTTAACACAACTTCTATTAGAAAGTCTTCTCAATTCTGTTACATTAGTAGTTGAATTAAGTTCCACACTGTCCCCATTCATAGGAGTATTAGAGTAACAGGTTAATACAGGTATATCATCATCACCAGCCCCAGAGTTAATTACAATATTATCACAATCAGGAGGAACAATTAATAAGTTTTCATTTTCTAATCCCCTATTATACCTGGAATAAGAACCACTTCCATCAAGCTTATAAAGAGGAGCACCTACTACATAAGGAAAAGCCTGTCCTAAAAAAGTAGTATCTTTATAAAAGAGAACATAGCAAAGTCTATTTGGAATAGTATTCTTTATATTAGATATTGTATAAATATTGTTAGAGTTAAGACCATAATATTCTTGGTATGAAAAATTAGTATTATTTTGAGGAATAACTCTTGTTGGACCAATTCCAGACGGAGAACCTAAAAGAACTTTTCCTACAACTCTTTTTGTATGAGGTATTATTGTTCTATAACTTTTAGTATTATTAAATGGGTCTCTATAAGGAGAATTTCCTGATGGATTGTAAAACAAGGAGTTGTGCATCTGATAATAATTTGCTCTCTCATTCATTTCAGAAATAAATGAATCTCTGGCATCACTATCAGGGTAAATAACACTATTATTTGTACTTTTGTATCCTATTCTTAAAGATACAATTTCTTTATATTGATTATATAACTCTTTATAAGTTGGAGTACTGTTAAAACTATTAGTTATATCATAAATTCCTGCATGGATTATAGACCCTGTACAAACACCAATTGTAGTATATATACAACCTAAAGTTATATCCACATCTAAATCACTATTAACTTTGATAGTTTTTAAAACAGGTATATAGTCATTAGTATTGTGCATAATTCCACAAAAGTCAATATTCACAATAGGTTCACCATACTGCGGTAATACATTATCCCTAATTCTCATACCAATACCATTTCTTGCACAATAAGCAAGAGGTCTATTACTGGTCATATTATCAACTTTTACCATACAAGCAATTACATAATTCTTATTTGCTTTTAAAGTAAACTTTCTATTTATACTGGAGTTACTTATATTGCAAATATTATCAGATATTGTAGACCCATTATTTATCCACTTGCTATAAATAAAAGTATCTTCTATTAAATTTGTGTAAAATGCGTTTGCCTGAGTGAACCTATCATTCTTTTCACAGAATCTAAATGTGCCTTGTCTCTGTATATTAGTCAAGTTACTATCTATTGAGGGAGACCAGAGTATTGTATCATTACCAATAATTATACCATTAGCAAATGAACCCCCCTCAAACTGCAATATACATCCCTCTGGTATTACAACCTTCTGACCATTTAAATCATAATCATACTGAATAATATAGATAGTATTGGCTTTAGCAATCATTTTTTGAAGAAGAACATTCTTTCCTTCTACTACATTCTTTCTAAGGTATATTCTACCTAAACCTGAATAGTTATCTTCATTATAAGTTTTATCTGCAAACTTTAGGGATACTTGGTTTGCACTATTTACCCCAGTTACAATATCCTCACTATCTACAACAGTCATACCTTCCATAAGGTCTATCAGGTCAACCCAAAGGGATAGAATATTCCATTGATTTTTTCTTAGACCCTGAAATTGGTATATTGACCATTTCCCAGATTCATCCAAGAAAGTAACTACCTGACCAACCTTTCTACTCCTATAAGGAATCAATTCTATAGCTTGAGATAGTGAAATATAACTCTCACCAAACTTGTCAGTAATATTCACAAAGTCAGATACACCAAGAAGAAATAGTTGTTCAACTACATCTTTCACTGATGCCTTTACATTCTTACCATTCTGTACAAGAACTACAGTTTCATTTCCCTTGAGAGGAGTTGCAGCTCCTACAAAATCAGTATCTTTCCTACTGTTTGCAAGTAGCCACTTCTCTATTTTTCTATAATCTTCTTGTGTAAAAAACATAGTATATTAATTTGAATCTCCAACCATTATATCTGCCACCTTTAATGCAGACAGAATTGCATTTACCTTAGTAACCACTGTTGCAAGTTCAGCTCCAGTAGCCAAATCACCTACATTAGTAGCTTGTTTTACACCACCTATTTCACTGGTAGTAGCCTTAGGGAGTACATAAGGTTCTGAATCACCTCCTACAGTCTCCCATTCCCCATTGTTAAAGTACTTCATTGTACCTTTATACAGCCATACTGAGTTAGTATCAGGAGCATTAGGGCTTATTTTTAAAGTTCTTATTGTCTTCATATCTTTTATTTATTAGTTGTACTACTTCTTTTTCTTAGAGCTTGTCTCTTTATACTTGCATCAGTTTCAGCTTTTCTTTTCTCAAGATTTAACTTATCCCTATCAAGTTTAAGTTTTTCATCAAACTCTCTTATCTGTTCAAGAAGCTTATCTTTAGCCTCTTGAGAATATTCTACATTAATTCCATCATCAATATCTCCATCCTTTGTCAGCATGGCTATTTGAAGCTTAGTGGAGTTATCTCTTATATTAGCTTCTTCCTTCTGGAGAAGTTCTGCCTCTTTCTGTTGTTGCTGCATAGCAGCTATTTGCTGTTGAGCTTCAAGTTGTTCTTTCTGAGCCTGTGCTTGTCTTTCTCTAATCTGCTTTTCATCTTTCTCAATAAGTCTTTGCTTTTCAGCTAAACTTGAAGATGTATAGAGCTTAGTGATAGTAGAGAATGATAAAGTTTGAGTCTGTAATGCAGCCTGAGCCAAAGTATCTAACTTCTGTTGAAGCTCTTGAGTTCCATTACTATTATCTACAACCAAACCATAGTCAGCCTCAGCAAATTCATCACCATCAATCTCCATTACTCTTGTAGATGTATCTGATAATATATACTGGAACTTCTTGTTTCTTCCCTTCAAAGCTACCTTTGCAGTCTCTAAGAAGCACTCTAAAGCTCTCTTCTTAACATCATCATGAATAGTAAATAACCACTCAGTAATATGACTTGATTGAAGAGTAGCCCTCTCAACTCCACCTACAGTTTCTCTTTGGGATATTTGACCTTCTCTTTGCTTAGATATACCTGCAACATCAGCCATTTCCATCTTAATAAACTCAAGAAGGTTAATCTGTTGCTGAATATAGTTACCTATATTAGTCTCAATCATTCCCTTTCCAGCATTATTAAGAGCACCTGCCAGCTTACCTGTAGAGGCTCCTATAGTACCTTCCTTGAAACTATCTATAACTGCAATATGGTTTACTCTTGCATAGTACATCCACTTACCAACATCCCATCCTTTAGGAACTTTAGATAAGTCAAGCTCTAAGATAGAACCCCAGTTTGAAGCAATAGCCTTATTTAATCTATCATGAATAGCATCATATAAATAGTTATATGGCTTCATCATATCCACTAAACTGAAAGGTCTGCTGTCATTAAGATTATAGATTGAACCTACAATACCAAAGTGACATCTTGAAGGATTATTCAACCTGTTATATTGAATCAATCTTGGTCTCATATTGACAAATATTTCATTGCCAATCATAGTTCCTTCCCATGCTTCATTAACCCAGAATGATTGTACTTCTTCTCCTGCTTCCTTATTTACTACATAATTCTCAGGGTAGAAGTTCCATTCTTCCTCACCAGTTTCAGGGTCATAAGATTTGACCTTAAGTATCTTCCTCTTTGATTTCCAGTATAATCTCAGCACTCTAAGATTACCTGCCAAGTCATAAGGAAGGAGTGAATTTGCAATACCTTCTGTAAATAGATTAGCTGGGTCAAAGAAATAGGTTCCATCTCTAACAGTTATTTCATCACCAATCATATTCTGATTAACAAATCCATATCTTTCATCAATATTATCCATCTGGTCAACAGCTCCCTGACCTATGTAATCAGGCATAGTTTCAATATACTTTATGTCCTTTGGAGATAATACATCATAATATGTATCTATTACTCTACCTGGAGACCAATAATCCTCAAGGATTATCATGTCAGCATCTTCCACCTTATTACTGTACCCAGACTTGAATATCCTAATCTTTAATGGGTTCACTCTCTCAATGACTGGTTCTCCACCTACAATATCACATTGATAGATTTCCTCACCTACAGTCATTGCATCCATGAAACCATTATTAAATATAAGAGGAATATCATATTCCTTGATATAATGGTTAAGCAATTCATTTGCTCTTACCTCTCTTATATCCTGCCATTCATAGGTATAATAGTCATTTAGTTTCTCAAGTTTGATATTATATTCATCCTCAGATATTGAGGTGTCAGTTATCATTTCTTGAAGCCTTTGTAATAGCTCATTCTTCTTATTATCCTCTATTTCTGAGATAGCATTTGGATTAGTTACTACAACCTTAAAGTCAAATACTCTCTTACTTTCCTCACCTCTTAGAACGTTTAATTTACTGTTCATTATTGGGAAGTGGGAAATTCTGTCTGGTATATAGGCAGCTTTTATATTGTCAGGATTTAATATTAACTCCATATCACTCATATGGAGTCTTCCATTTAATAAATCATAATTTATTTTTTTATGAATAACAGATTTTCTTACAAGGCTGTAATTAAAAAAGGTTTTCTGGTTTGCCCAAAGCAAACAATTTTTCCTCCACTCCTTGGTTTTTTTGCTAAAGGGTAACATTTGTCTGGGGAAATTAAGTTCCATACATTACCTCCTTTTCCTTAAATTTCCATATAAACCCATAAGCAGTTTTTCTTTCTTCCTTACAGGTTCTTGATATGGCTGATGATTTTTTGTTTATACCAAATTCCATATTAGCTTCACTTATAGATTTATACTCTTTTACAAATTCTCCATTCAAATTAAAACATAAAACTGGCTTTATATTAGATTGTATTAAAGCTTGTTTTACATGTTCAGACATCTTATTATGATTTCCTTTGTATCTACCAAGCTCTTTCCCTTTCCTTATACCTTCCCTAAGTTTTTCTAAAATATTGGTTGTAGCCCAAGTTTTTTTTTCATCTTATTTGAATGAAACTCTTTTTGCTCTAAAGAAAGGTGTCTCATAGGATTATTATCACCTACTCTTTTTCCAATTCCAGCTTTACTTATTTTATCTTTTATAACATCATTCATAGCAGAAGCCCCTTGCCCTCCATCTGCTATATTATAGCAACTATTTTTAACTCTGTATCTCTTTATTAAGAGAACTTCTATTTTACAGGCTGCTTCTTGTGGTAGATTTTTAAATAGGATTAGATGTTCAAAATTGTCCCATCCATATTTTTGAATTGCTTTATTAAATAAAACATTTCTTTTATACTCTCTGCCACCCCTCCATCTTTTCTCAGGATTAGTATAGTGGGTTATACCCACATATACCTTTCCATTTATTTTATTCTTATGAATATATACTATATACTTTCTTTCTTCCATGCTGCAAAAGTAAGTAAAAAAGTCCATTTAGTCAAGCACATAAGTGATTTGTTTATCTAATTGCATCTTCTGTACTAAATTTACTGGGTTTCTGGAAAGGGGCTTGTACTACCCTGTAATTCTCAGTAAAGAACTTATCATTCCCTAAATAATCCTTTGGTACTTCTTCTGAGTCTCTTGAAGGGTTTCCTTGATATAGGACCATCTTCTCCTCTCTATATAACATAACCATACCTAATGCCCTGATTCTATCCACATTTATCTCTGGGTTAAATGCAATCAACTCTTCAATTAATGCTCTGTTTCTTAAGAAGTTAAGGTTATAGACAGTTACTTCTACATCCTCTCCATCAACATTCTGTATAATAGTTACAGGCTTCATCAACCAGTCTCTTATAAGATTATTGGCATAAGCATTAATAGCTGCTGAGGCATTAACACCCTTAGCATTAGAACCAAAGGAACTATACTTAATCAACTGTTTGTCTCTTAAGAACTCTGGAGTATCAGCCAGTAAGTGAGTACAATTCATCTTACTAAAGTAAGCAAATATACCCTTCTTATTTGATTCATACAGACATTTTGCATTATAGAACAAACACAGTAATCTTACTATCTCAAAGTTATCATCTGCAAATGATTGCCTACCAGTGTACTCAGCTACAATCTTATCAGTCCATAAGTCAAGAACAAAGGTAGAAGAGAGAGAGGAAGATTCAGCTTGGTCATTATCTACAGGGTCATGACCAATAATATATCTTGTGTGGGGAACCTTTCCATTTCTATCTTTCTCTGGCATTTCAAAGATTTCCACAGCACCCGGAGTATCATTCTCTACTCCAAACTTCCTGATAGGTATATCACTGGTTGGGGTAAATTCTACTCCATTACTATTCTGTACCAATTTACCTACATACACATCATCATAAGCATGTATATCTTGGTCTAATTGACTTAATCTTTCTGTAAGAGCAGTAATAGGAAAGTATGCTGCCTTAACTTTAATAATAGCTTCTGCTGGTGTGATAGGGTCCTCAGCAATTACTCTTAATACTGATTTGGGGTCAGCACTATATTTAGCCTTATATCTTGCAATAAGAATCTCAATTAAAGCCTTAACCACATCTGATACACCATCCTTATTATAACATCCTGCCCTATTAATATATGAGGGAAAGAAGAAACCAAACTTAGGTTTACCTTGCTTTGGTCTGTCAAATACATTATCTATAGACAATATATTATAACCATCTGGATTATAAAGTAAAGTCTTAGCTGAACTAAAGTCAGACTCACTCTCAGCAGCAGTACCTACAAGGTACATAGTAGCAAAGGTATAGTCACCATCCTCTACAGACTTTCTGGTAATATCATAAAGAGAAAGCAATCCTTTGAAAGAACCCATTTCCTCAAATAAAATCCAACCTCTCTTACCTCTCAACTTCTCACTATCATCCTTTGCAGATACAGCAAGTACTTGATTCAGAGAACCTTTCTCTACACCATATTCATCCTTATAACCCATTTGCCAAGACATCTCATTAGGAGAGTTCTTTAACATAAGATGTGGGAAAGGAGTATTAGCAAAGCTAAAGTTAATTGAAGGCTTGAACTTAGATAGAGTACCATCCTTATCATCTTTCAGATATTCCTTCTGATAAGCTGTAAGTACTGTAATAACCCTCCTATTGGATTCCTCACTCTCTCCAAGTATAAGATTATGGCTCATAATTGCTGCTAAGCTATAAGACTTAGCACAACCTCTCTTTGCTAATTCAATAGCATGTTTACCACCTTCTCTTGCTTGCCATAGGTAGTGGAATCTCCAGTATATACCCTCAAAGAAGAAAGGAAAAGCCTCAGTTCTGATAGCCTTCTTTCTTCCTTCTATCAGCTTATTAACCATCATAGGACAGTAATTCATAAACCAATAGTTAAAGCCTGTAACCCATTCTCCATCTGATTCTCTTACATAACCTTCATAGCATCTTCTCTTTTCTTCATCCCAGTGTCTTCTGAACTCAGAGTTAGGGTTACTGTTAGGTTTTAAGAATGTATAGCACCCATATTTCAAGAAATGCAGAGCTGGTTGTCTGAAATAATCAGCATTCTCAATAATGTGTGGATTAGTAATATCTACTATAATCCTACCCTTTTCATCTCTTGGTAAGTCCCTTGCATAAGGTCTGTTGGGGGATATAAGTCTCTTGACAAACTCTACTGTAGTAAGAGTCTCAAGTAACTGTTCCTGAACCTCCTGAGGAAGGGTATTCATTAGTTCCTCAGTAAGCTCAGTCTGATACTTGTTCATTTCTAAATATTGCATAACTCCTTAAAATCTTGCTTATTAATATACTCCAGAAGAGATTTGGTAATAGAAGTGGTTAGGAGGGAAAGAGCTTTAGTTTCTTCTGCATCAGTAACAATTCTATTAGAGTACTGAGTACCAAATGCAGGTATCTTTTCACTCTTACTTACAAACCAAACTTGCATTCTATAAGTCTTCTGTGACTTAACTACAGGGTTAGTATCCACTATTTTATGTAATACAAAGTATCCCTTTCTTCTATTAGGAAAGCCTTCATAATATACATTAAGTCCTTCTATTATATCATTTATTTCCATAACTATAAGTCCTCATATATTGCTTTTTCTTGTGCTCCTCTTACCTTATCATTCTGTGATAATTCCTTAGCAATAGCTCTTTCAGCTTCATCTAAGTCCTTAACCATTGATGGTATAAGTTTAATAATAGCACCTAATTCCTTAGTCTCTTTTATATCAAGTTCAGTTAAGTCCATACTCCTTAACTTCATTCTATACTTATCAACAAGCATTCTTGTATCATCAAGTAATAGCTCAGAAGTGGTCTTAAAACTTGCATATAGTGCTTGAGCTTCTTTCACAGTAGTATCAGGTTCCCAGTTATCTTTCATACCTTCACCCTGCTTAATAGCTTCTTTCCTCTCCTGTTCATCTATTATATACTTGTAATCACTTCTGGAGTCCTCCATAAAGTAACAATATCCAAGCTCTGTAATAGCTCTCTCCTTTGAGAGAGATTTATCTCTATTCCATATCTGTCTGAATGCCTTTAAAGCATAGGCTTCATCAGATATAATCAGATTATAGCCATCTCTTTTAAATAATCTCATACTGCTTAAAACTAAAAAAGCCCAAGCCTTTGATAGGCTCAGGCTTATATTTATACTATAAGTTGTGGTCCTGTGACAATAGTAGGATTTTCTTCAAATTCCTCAATCTCTGCTACAAATTTTACATCTCCATCTTGAATCATCATGTGTTCAACTCCATCAATCTCCATGATGTCAAACTTATATCCTACTACAGGATTATCTTTAATAACACCATCTTGCAATGAGCCGGGTTTATGTTGCATTACTGCATATCTTTTTGGATTGATATATACTATATCTCCTACTTCAATACCCCTAACCATCGGTCCAACAGCTACTACTGTCTGATATTCTTTTACTGAACCAGCTCTGGTACTATCTATAATACCACCAGTAGTCTTTAGGTCAGCAGGATATTTATTTAAAGTGACTACCATGTTATTGAACATGGGCTTCACCTTCTTTATTGTTGTAATCATCTTTTAGCTTATTTAAATATTTTAATCTTTTCTTGATTCCTATAAACCTATCATAGGTACAGGATAATTTACCTAATGATGGGACATTGAAATTGGTTCTCAACTTATCAAACTCCTCTTTGCTTAGGTCTTCCTTTAGAGGCAAGGCTTTGATGTTATTTCTAATAAAAGTCCAAAAGGACTCATAGGCTTCCTTCACCACTTGTGGTGGTAATCCAAGTTCTATGGATACCTGTTTTATTGCTTCTGAGTATATCATGAGAAATCAAATAATAACATCATCTTGAATGAACCATTCTCTTCATCTACTGATGGAATGTATCTTGGGTTTATTTTCCCATCAATGATGACCTTATTCTTTCTTAACTTGCCCATGATGACCTGAAAGTGAGGAAGAGATATATCACACTCTTCCCTTACTTTCTTTTTAGTATCTTCACTCATAGTAACCTTATCAAGTATCTCATTATCTTTAATGACCTTGCTGAGTTCATATCTTTGCCTCACAAAAGAAGTAATGACATCCATTTCTCTCTCAGTCAAGTTATGAAAAGGTCTTAAAAATTGGAACCAATAATTAAAGAACTTACCATCTACCTTGCAAGGAATCCTAACTATTGAATCCACTTGCTTAGCCATAATTTATTCTCCTTCCTTTACTTCTTCCTCAGGTTCCTGTTCAGGCTGAGTCATTAGTACTTCAAATTCTGCACCACACTTATGCTTGAACTCTTCTGAGATATAAGGTGTAGTAGAAGTAATTACTGTCCATAGCCACTTCAATCTTTCATAGAAGTTAGCAAGATTAGCTTCTTGTAAAGCCTTACTTAACTTCTGATTCTGCATATATAACTGTCTACTTTGTTCAGACAACTGATGTGCAGTATTCTCCAGTTCTTCATAACTTAGCTTTCTCACTTCTGGAGTATCTTTGCCACCCTTTACAACTTTCATTTTATTCTTCTCTTCCATCTTTATTTTTCTGTTAGATAATTTCCACCATACTTTTGTCCATACATTTTCTCCCATTCATGTATGTGTGCCTCACCAGTCTCAGTTCCACCACATTTGTCACAGTAATCTATGCCATCTGAGTTTCTTATTGCTAATGAAAGACAATGCTTACAATATACAACAGGTATATTATTATATTCTTCTTTGGGAGTCTCAAGCTCAACTGGCTTGACTTCTGTACTTAAGTTCTCCATAAATCTTCTCTTTAGTAATCTGTAACTCCCTACCACAGGTCCTCTTTCTATTATTGAAAGGTCTCTTTGGGACTTCTTCTCCCCAAGATACTACATGACCCCTTCTGATAGCTCTCCTAATACTCTTGTATTTACCAACAGCACTATAAACAGCAAGCTGTAACATCATCTTAGGTTCATTGTACTGAGGTTCTTTTGTCTTCTTCTCTTCCATAATGCCAGTTGTTTTTACTCATAAAATACTAAGTAAATCTGCCCTCCTAAAGGAAACATACTTACTATATCTTCTCTTCTAATTTCAAGCTCTTGAGCTTGCTTGATTACTTCTCTAACTGTAGAGCCTATAATACAAGTGATTAATGTCTTCTTCTCTTTCATATTTCTTAGTTTAATTGGGGGCAAGCCCTGACTTGCACAGGAACTTTAGGTTATGAGCCTAATGTGATTTCTATTTTCACCAACTTGCAAGAGCAGATAGAGAGAATCGAACTCTCACCAAAAGATTGGAAGTCTATTGTACTAACCTTTATACTATACCTGCGTTTGTTAGAGATTTGCTATTGGTACTCTAACTTTTCCAGTCTCAGCTTAGCTGGAACCTCCTATCATCTACACCATAAGGTATTCATAGTAGCACAGGATGTTACTCTCTCACTGTATGAATGGCAGCTTTTAGTAACTTGCTGAGCTTCTTATAGAAATCGAACCTATATAACTTCATTACAAGTGAAGCATAATAACCTTTATATTAAAGAAGCATAGTAGCCCCAGAGGGAGTCGAACCCTCACTGGGTAGAGCTTAAATCTACTGTCTCTTGACCATTGGACTATGAGGCTATCTTAATCCATTGTACCCTTTCTACATAATTCAAACAAGTATCTATACTTGTGAAGATTAGTAATGAAGGCTTCACATTCACTTCTAACTCCAGCAAAGTTAGAAGACTGGGGTAATTTAGTGTAGAAGGTATCAGTTCTACTTATCAGATTATCAATTGCTTCATGAGGACAAGTGAAATCAAAGTTAGTTCCCTTAAGGAAGTTTGGTTCAAGCTGTCCTTGAATACCTTGAACTTCTTCTGCAAGAATATCTTGATAATCAGATATTTCATCAATAAGTTCATCAATTCTTACATGGATTGAATTACTATATGCTGACCAATGAAGATTCTTAAACTTAGTCTTGAATCCTTCAAGTACACATAGAAAGTCTTTAAATTGATTTCCTTCATGTGAAGGAGATTCATATTCAAAACCTTCTAACAGATTATCTCCAAATGTATCTATCATATTGTTTTAATTTGATGTTACAAAGATATGTATTATAATTTATATATGCAAGCAAATCTGCATATTTTTTTTTTGTACCCCCTAAGAGACTCGAACTCTTACACTACTATTACTTCGCACTGGAGCCTAAATCCAGAGTGTCTACCAAATTCCACCAAAGGGGCATTAAGCTGTGGAAACTAATGGAGTTGAACCATTATCTAAGGATTTTCAGTCCCCCGCATAGACCACCTTTGCTAAGTTTCCATTAATAAGTGGGCACAGAGAGACTCGAACTCCCCTACTCCAAAGTCCATTACATCAATTTGATAAAGGAGGGCAGATTTACAGTCTGCTGATGTTATGTACCCATTATATTTGTTCCCCCATGAGGAATTGAACCTCACCTCATAGATTAAAAGTCTATTGCCCACACCTGTCTGCTATAGGGGAATATGTACCTCCACTAAGAATCGAACTTAGAATCTTCTCCTTAAAAGGGAGCAGCTTTAACCATTCAGCTATAGAGGCATTTAATTGTACTGAGGGTAGGATTTGAATCCACTATCTTATGGATATAAGCCATCTGCATTTACCACTTGTGCTACCTCAGCATTATAAGTTAAAAGGGTGTGGCAGGGACTCGAACCCTATCTCTTCATTCACAGTGAAGCACTTTTACCAGATAAGCTATCCACACAGTTCTGATAATAGGACTTGAACCTATAACTACTGCCTTATGAGAGCAGCCTTCTACCTATTGAAGTATATCAGAATATGAGTTGGTACACACAGAATTGAACTGTGATTGCATCCTTATCAGGGATGTTTCCTAACCTTTAGAAGATGTACCAATTTAAGCATACCCTAATAGAATCGAACTACTACCTATGGTTTTGGAGACCATCACTCTACCATTAAACTAAGGATACATTATGCGGGAAGTATAAGACTCGAACTTATAACCTCGAAGTTAACAGCTTCTTGCTCTACCATTGAGCTAACAACCCATTTAGTTGCTCCTATTAGAATCAAACTAATGACCTTTTCCTTGTAAGGGAACTATTCTAAACCACTGAACTAAGGAGCAGTGTAGGGCACTTAAGGTGTGCCCAATACCTGTAAAAAAAAAACAAACATTATGAAAACATGAAACAGTGGATACATGTGGGACTTGAACCCCAACTTCACAGTGCAAATGTGATGTGTTAGCCAATTACACTACATGACCCATTTGTAGAGTAGAGAAGACTCGAACTTCCAATTTCTGCATCCCAAATGCAGGGGGTTGACCAATTACCCAACTACTCTATATTGCGGAGGATATAGGATTTGAACCTATACATCCTTTCAGACTACTCACTGTTTAGCAAACAGTTCCCTTACCATTAGGGTTAATCCTCCAACTTTAAGTAAAGACCACAATGACAAGTATCATGTTCTCTATAATCAGAACAAGGACATTTCTTATCTTCACCTGTATTATGACAGGGGCACTCACCATTATTAATCTCACATCTCTTTAAGATAGCATTTACCACCTTATCATTAGGGTTGAGACACCAACCTTCTTTTCTAAATATCTGTACCATAATGCGGAGAGATGAGGTCCCGACCCCCAGTCAAATAAATGACCACTTTGTTTTCAAGACAAGTCCCAGTCCCACTGAGTTATCTCTCCATTTGCCTACTCAACTCTTTGAGATAGGACTTAGTTCAGGGCAGTCTATGAGGGAATTGAACCCTGTTCTCTGCATTGACAGTGCAGCACTTTAACCATTAAGCTACATAGACTATTTTGTAATGGGTAGGGGATTTGAACCCCTAATGACTGCCTTGAAAGGGCAGTGACTTAACCAATTTGTCCAACCCACCATTTTGACTATCCTATCTTCACAGACCAGATAGTCCACTCTTTAAAAATCATGAAACAAAAAAAAATCCACCTTCAAAAGTACCCCATTAAGGACTCGAACCTTATCTAAAACTTTAGAAGAGTCTTGTGCTTCCATTACACCAACAGGGCATTTATTGTTGTTCCAGCAGGAATTGAACCTACATTACTTGAGCCAAAATCAGGTGTAATAACCATTATACTATGGAACAATGTTCTTATCTTCTAATCATGATGCAAAGATAAGTCAAATATTTGAGATATGCAAATCTTTCACTAATTATTTTCAAGATAGTACGAAAATACTCCAGAAGTGAATTAAGATAATGGGTTGAATCTTAATTCAAGATTCAATACCCATCAACTTATTAGCCCATTTTTCAGTATAAAAATGATAATAATTGTATTTTCCATTCTTCCAACAACATCCAATATAATTATTAAGCCAGGCATGTAGTATAGAGGGAATACCAATAACTAATAAATATAAAGGACCAAGTATCTTACTCTGTTTTACATGACCACATTCATGTTTTATAACTGCTTTCTTGTCAGTGTAATCTTGATTAATAAACACATATTTTCCAAGAGTTACACCACCCTTAGCTATTTGTAAATATACTTTAGCACCTACACTTCTTGAGTCATCATCCTCTATAACACATATTCTATTATCTTTAGATATAGACCTATAGATTATACCACACAAATTCTGTGGTAACTGCCACAGCCAAAGCAAACTACTTTTTAGTTTATTCATACCTTATATCTCTTTACATCCAACATTCTTGAGCTAACTCCTTGTGCATAGTATCTCCTGTCATTACTATTAACTGACACACAGATAGCACCTTCACACTTGACAATGTTTACATCCTTTATAACTTCTTCAATAACTCTTTTCATATATTTGTTTGTTTTTTAAAGTGTATAACAATCCCTTGAGCAGATTGGTTCTCTGCCAGAGTAAAGTTTCCAGTACCCCTACCATGATACTTCATTACAGGCGGTTAATCCCCAAGAGCACTTTACCCTCAACCTTTTCTCATATACATAGGTGTGCTACTGTAACTTATAATCAAGGCATTTTTTAGCAGGATTTTCACCTCATCCACAGGCATACCAGCCTTTATATAAGCTCCCTATTTATGGGAGAAGTGGATTACTACCCTGTCAGCTCCAAAGTCTGAACTTCTGTAAGGGACTTCTTTGGAGGAGAAATTAGATGTATAGTTCTAATTCTGGTGCAAACATACAAAAAATAAATGACATATCCAAATCTGGGGCTATTATTTATGAAAGTTTAACTATTGACTATATAATATGCTGTTCTTTTAAGGCTTTTAAACATCTTGCAGTCCATTCTACTAATGGTTCATCATTATCACAACTCATATATTGTCCAGTTTGGAATATAGAATGTACTATTTCATGTAGGACAGTAAGTTCAATTTCATCCTTTGAAAGTTTACTACCATCAGGCTTCTTTGTGCTAATAGTTATTACCCTTGAGGGACTCTCTGTTTCTCCAAATAACCACTTATCATTTTCATCAACTACTTCATCTACAAACTGTATTATCCAAGTACTCCCAAATAAATTATAGCTCTTCTCTTTCATACTTTTAATTTTTGGTCAAAGATAAGTATATAATAGATACTATCCAAATAATTTAATTTTTTTTTTAATTTTTTTTTTAATTTTTTTTTTGATTTTTTTTTGATTCATAGTCATGAGGGAGATATACACCAACCCCACCTCCCCCATCACTTAGCCAGTGGGGTTCCACCCCCTATGGTTAAACAATTTATTCATTAACAATTTAATCATTTACATTATGGACAATCAGTTAAAATTCCATGAGACATTGACAGTTGAACAGTTTAAAGCAGCTCAACATGTAGACAAAATCCAAGTGAAGCAGAATCCTAAGACCAACAAGTTGTTCTTCACATTTGGTGCTAAGACAGGAGCAGTTGCAGTGAAGGGTATTCCTGTACATCCAATGGTGTCAAATGTTGAAGCACCTGATGGTAGCTCATTCTGGCTTCTGCATGAAGAAGGCACAGGTGGTGCTCCAGTGTTGGCTACATTCTAATGGAGGAGGGCATTTGCCCTCTTTCTTTCTATTCTTCTGAGTATTAATAGTATTCTCAAACCCCTTGAAAGATTAGGTATGAGTGCTACTTATTTTATTATATGAAACCCTTTGAAAGATTAAGTATCATATAATAGTAAGTTTAAGGCAGATGCAGGTTAGTTTAAATGCACTAATCAAGCATCAATACTATTTCTCTAAGCATTAATAGTATCTTTTTAAACATTGATAGTATGATAGAGGTACATAATAAACAGGTAAAAATAGGTGATATAGTTAATACTATTGAAGGTAGAGCTAAACTCACTTATGTTGGGAGACAAGCATTCTCTTGTTGGGATTTGATAGACCAAACAGATAGGTTTGTTTTTGGGAGACCAATTACTGTTGAGGATAATAACCTTGATAAGTTTATTCTTCCTAACTAACTCTTATCTCCAGAAGTGATAGTTTATAGGCTTTCCAGCTTATTATTACTTATCTCTTCTGGAGTGTTAGTACCTTTAACATCATTTACTGTTGAGTATTAATAGTACTTAGAAGAATATTGTATGCTTTAAGTAGTCAATCTTATTGCATTAGAGCTTGTATTAGAGTGCATGAAGAATAGGGTCTCAAATGTCCTTTCTTTACTCTTTCTTTCTATGTTTGTTGATAGTGTGAAAGTGTGGAAGAGTGGGTGTTACTTTGTAACAATCCTCCCACATTATGCCACATTCAAAGACATCACAAAAAAGAAAAAGAGGAGTAATAGAATAGCTGTATTTACTGTTCTAATATTTATGAACAGAGTATCTTATGGTTTAATTGAGCATATCTTATGCTCTAAATATACACATAGTGTGCATACCAATGGGCTAATTTAGGCAATCAAGTGTGAATAATAGTAGCATTTGACAGGACATATGCCATTAAAATGTGTTAAGAAATAACTAATATAAAATAGGATAAGATATTGAGTGATGCTATTTCATGTGTTGACCACTTAGGGGACTCAACAAACATCCACCTGAAAGATGAAATATTATAAGAGAATGGTATCCTGTAAGTCCTACTTGAGATAAAAGTCAGTAGTGTTAATACTTAGACATAATTATCAATATAAGAGGTAAGTCAGAAACTCCAGAGGGATTTATAACTATTAAACCGAGTAAAGGAATATTAATAAGATAGTCAGCCTATTTAAGGAAAAGTACACCTCTGCAAATAGATAAACTCAAGAATCAAAGGCACATTAGCTCAGTGGTTAGAGCATCACATCAATGATTATTAAAGGTAGTTGTTGTGAAGGTCACTGGTTCAAATCCAGTATGTGCTTCAATTATTAACAAATTAACTTATAAACATATATGGAACAATCAAATTACAGAAGAAGAACTTATACTCCAGAAGAAGATGCAATTATTATTAATTGTGTTAAAGAGTCTCCTGATGATATATCCAGAGCTTTAAGACAAGCCTCACAATCAATTGGAAGAACTTATAAAGCTGTTTCTCAACACTATTATAAATATTTGACTGAGCCAAATCATAATAACAGAACAAATGCTTGTTTTATGACTGTAGGCACAGAGCAAGTAAATATAAATAGGAAAATAACAAGAGAAGGACAATTTGCAACAAAGCAGAATCCAACACCAAACCATTGTCAAAATGGAGAAGAATCTTAAATATATTATTTGAGTAATTATGGCTAAGAATTATCATAAGGAGAATTGTAGTTCTGAATTGAGAGCTACAGTTACAGACCAATTGGGTAGAACAGTTTCACTGTTTGGGACACATGCTTTTGAATGGTCAATAGTAATTGCATCAGACAACAGCATCACTATGCAGACCTTTAAAAGAGGTGATATTGCAAGAAAAGAGTTCAACAAATATAAAAGAAAAAGATAATGAAAAATATTTGTGGATTCATAGCTATTATGGGAATATTATCAGCAATTGCAGGAATAGTCACTCCTTTTACAGCACTTGCAACAGTAATATGTGGTGCATTATATTTATTTTACCCTTCTGAAAATATAGACAGGTATAATGAAGACAATGAATGATTTCAGAAAACTTGAGTCTCTTAATAAAGATAGAAGACTCAAGAAGGAAATAAGCAATATAACAGAGGGTAAGCCATTAGGTGCTATACTCATGTATCATCAAACTATTAAACAATTAACAAAATGAGAACATTCAAACTAATTACAAAAGGTGTGTTACTATATGTAACCATTCTTGTTACCTTATTATATATGATGGGTATTGACAGTATTTATGACAATGGATATTTCTTTCATGGTCTTATACTTGTATTAATACTTATTGGAGTGTGTCATAAAACTATTAGCAAAGAGGAGCTTGAGATACTTACATTAAATAAGTATTTCAATCACCTTGATGAAGAACTCAAGTAAACTATAATCAAATGGTACGGACAATTTATGTAGTTTTTACAAACATTAGGTTAAGTGACCCACAAGTAAGGAACATGAAACAATACAAGTTCTTATGTCCTTATGATATGGTACAAGTTGGAGATATGATTGAAGACAACAGATATTCTACTTCTATGCAAGTAGTAAGGTGGTAATTCAACTCTTCGGACATTGGCATTGAATGCCTATACAGAATCAGAGTTAATGGGCTATGATTATATCAAGCAATTGGTAAAGAGAGAAGCCACTTCTGTTATAGTTCCAGAAGGAGAAGTAAAGAAGATTACTGTTCACAGTAAACTGGCTATTGTAGCTAAATACTTCAATGGTTCTTGGAAAAAGACCACTTGTAACACAGGGTACTTCATTGGCAATTATAACAGTGGAAATGGTCCTGTAGTAGAGACATTGAATGGTGTTGGTGTGTATCAACATAATACTGTTCAATATGCAGGAGTAGTTTATTTCAAGAATTAAGAGGATGCCATTAAAGCTGTCAAGATATTAGGTGAAAGTATCAAGGATTTATTTTAAATATGTGTTTATAAAGGATTTCATTTTATTTATGTTTTTAGAGTAGCTCATGTTGTGAAACACAGCTACTCAAACTGCCCTCATAGTTCAGTGGATAGAACAATTTCCTCCTAAGAAATAGACCCCAGTTCGACTCTGGGTGAGGACACTAAAAGATATAATATGGAAGAACTAAAATTAATAAGAGATAATTATTGGGCTACAAAAGATGGAAGAATTTATAGTACTAAGAGAAATAGATACTTAAAACAAAGAGTAGGTCCAAGAGGATATATGATGGTTAATTTAAGTATAGATGGCAGATGTAAAACTTTTACTGTGCATAAATTAATAGCATCTACTTTCATCCCCAATCCTAATGGATTTGACACAGTAAACCATAAAGATGGAAACAAAACAAATAACAATGCAAGTAATTTGGAATGGACCACATCTTCTGGTAATACCATACATGCTTTTGAAACTGGGCTAAGAGTTCCAACATATAAGCATGGTCAATTTTCTAAGGAGGATATTAATGAAATTAAAAGACTTTATAATGTAGAGCATTTGTCTCAGTATAAAATAGCTGAGAGATATAATGTATCAAGAGGAAACATTCAACAAATATTGAATGGCTCTATTTATAAAGATTAGAAGTTCGAGTCTTCTTGGGGGTACTCAATTTTAGTTCGGGCAATAGTAATATTGCTACAGGAGACTGGTATGTGAATATAGGTCTCCTTTTGTGATGTCTCCATAGTTCAAGGGAAAGAACAATAGTCTTCTAAACTATATATCTGAGTTCGAGTCTCAGTGGAGATACAATGGGGGATTTAGCTCACTATTTCTACTAAGCAGAGGCAACCTAAAGGAAAGCAAAATGTGATGCTTATGGGCAAGCCATAACCACTTAATGCAAAACTTAAATGTGGAGGTACAAAGAAGAAGTTACGTGACTTTTATAATTAAGTTTCAATAGGAAACTGATTTGACTTTGTTAGGACATTCTTTCAATATGAAATGAATCCATTTACCAAGGGGCATAATTTGGCTTTGATTGCTGATTATTTGGTAAGAGAACATGCAGAGACAGTTGGAGAGACAACAAACAATTAACTGACAACACTTATAGAGTTGCTGCCTAAATAGGCTGAGCAGCACTTGCTTGGAAACAGAAAGGTGCAAAACAAGATTTCTTGCATAGATTAATGCAAGTGGTGGATTGTGTTGATTTCTGGTCAACCCCAGTGGATAACCAACCACATATCAAATAGGTAAGCATGTGAAATTCTTTTATTAAAGATTGGTAAGACTTGGGTTCGAGTCCCAAATGCTCCACACTTGTAAATGGTTTTGAAAGGGTCTGCGATACAATAAATACAGACCCCAATTGCTAATAGGTAAGCTATAAAGGGTGTTATGGGCTGTCAGATATTTCTACCTTGTAAATCACATAGAAATGACAAGAAGTAAATTCTAATAAACTAATAATATATGCGAGTGATTATTAATTCCTCTGTTATTGCAGATGGTATAGTAGATTTACAAGCAGACTGCTACAAGAATGGGGTACTATTATGTACAGAGTCCTTACTAAAAGTTACTTTTTTGGAGCAGCAATTAGTCTCTCATCACATTTCTTACACCAGATTTGGTGGAGAGAATGGTAAACAAT